TTTTCTATGTTCTTGTTCTTATAAGTTCCTAGTAAGTAAACTATTTTATTTGATGTTTCAGGCTAAAAAATTTGCCCCATTTTACGCTAAAGTTTATTGCCCTCGAACATAGTATTTCTGACCTTGAAGTCATTATACGAAATTTATATATTTCTTGCAATAGTTCGAGTCCCAATTTCGCAATATTTTACTTATTTTGCTTAATATATTACGGATATTGATCAATATCATCATCATCTTTATTTCTTCCGGCAGTAAGACAAGCTGTAAGAATAAGTCCAACTACTCCACCAACACAAATGTGCAGCCTACAATACAAATAAATGTACCAATACCAAGTGTAATCATGCAGTCTCATCCTCCATTCTGTTAATTTCTGTATCAAGCAATTCTAAAGCAGTATAAAATTTAGTGTCGATTTCTTCACAAATGCAATCAATAACATTTTTAATAATTTTTTTACGAATATAATTGAGCTTTTGATCTTCTGCAAAATCGTCTATAGATATATTCATTTTCAGATCATCAGAATCAAGCTCAACACCATTTTTATGTTCTTCTAATCTTCTTTCAAGATACCATTTAGCTTTTTTTAAATCCTGAAGCTCTTTTTGCTTGTCACCAACATATTTCTTACCGGCTCTGCAGATATATTTAACTACATTACCAAGGCAATAACCAAGTCCCCAGTCTTCTATAAAATTAATTACCTGGTATTTTGTTCCGCAATAATGAGACGGATTATCTACTGCATTATGTCCAGAAACTGGATCAGAATATGCTTTAGATACAGTCTTACAATTATCTTTTCTAACAAATGTTTTGAAACTATATGATAAATTACCGTATGTATTATCTATAGATTCAATTTCATCAAAATTGTTTAGAAGGTACTCAATTGGGAAAAATACATCTGCTGTAGAGATACATCTATCACCTAAATTAACGATTGTAGCATAAACTTTTTCGCAATAAGGTAAGAACATTTTGTAAATACTTTCTCCGCCAATTGCAAAATATTTATTTGGACTACTTAAGAACAGCTGTAGAAAATCGTCTTTACTATCTAATGTACATACGAGTGTACCATTACAGTCAAGATCAGAAAAATAATTTGCAGTATTGCTATAAATATAATTTTTTCTTCCAACGAGTGGTTTGTTGCCAATACTGTTCCATGTTTTTCTTCCCATGATAACAGAGTTGCCCATAGTAATCTCTTTAAACCTTTTCATATCTTCTGGAATCTTATAAAGTAAGTCACCATCTTTACCGATTCCACCAAAATTATCCATACAAACGATTGCTGATAACATAATTTTTCTCTCCTTAAATACCTAATGGTAGCTTCAATTGTGGCTTCATTGGCTTGTAATTTTCCATAGAAAAGTCGTCAATTGTCATGTCGTAAAAGTTATTTTTTTCTGGATTTAATACCAATTTTGGCATCAAATTTTTATCAATTTCACTATTTTTTAACGCCTCAAAAGTGACTAAATGTCTCTCATTTGCGCGATGAATTAGCTCTTTTGCTTGGTCAATATGGAGGTCGTATACCTGTTCATTTGCTACGAAATGAGTAAATTTTCCAGGCTTATATCCGGTGTGTTTTGCTACCATCATGAGCAGTGCAGCGTACTGGGTTTCATTAATTCCACCTCCACCGCTTGCAGCTAATAAGTCACCTGATCTCTGGTTTAGGAACAGGTCTAAATACTCTCCACGTACTGTCCAGATAGTCTCATAAGCACATGGTTTAAGACCGTTTGGTTCATCTTTAAATTCTTCTTCCTGCCACAAATTACAGATATGATAACGTCCATATGGGTTGTTTTTGATATCATCTAAAACACGCTTTCTAAACAGATCATAACGGTGTACTGTATGACCATATCTATATCCATTTGTACCATCTCCAATATCCCACAAATTCCAATATGATACGCCCATTTCGTTCAAAACTTTGAGGTCATTTGACTCTTTTTGGAAGATCCAAAACATCTCTTTGATTGCACTTTTCCATGCAATTGGACGTAAAGTACAGATTGGAAATTCACCTTTTGAGAGGTCATATTGACGCATTTGATGTGTCACAAAATAGGTATGTGCAGGAGTTCCATCCTCATATTTTGGTCTAGGATTTTCATCTTTAATACCATTTTGAAGGATATTATAGATAGATTCTACGAGATATTTATCGGCTTTTGTCATCAGTCCATATTCATATTCCATGCATTATTCCTCAACTTTCCATTTAGAAATATCTTCTTCAAATTTAGAAATTACGTCCTTATTATTGGTATGAATCACAATAAAAATTTCTTTTGGGATTCCAAGAGACAATAATCCCATAATAGATTTTGCATCAATGACATATCTGCCACATACTGCGTCAATATCATAATTGTATTTATCAATAGATTTCACGAGACTATTAGCATCATTCAGTGTATTCAGTTTGATTCTCATTATTTTCATCTTCTTTCACTTCTTTATTTACTATATCTTCATCTTCTAAAAACAATTTATATCCATGTTTATCATTACAAATGTTATATAATTTTGCATTTGCATCTTCGGACGCAGGTACACCCTTTTTGTGAGTGTACCTTTTGCAAATGTTTTGTTTTGGACATGTTTTAGAATTTTCATCTAATGCACAATAATAAAATGTGTCCATTTATTATTCTTTCTTGTCAGTTGATCCGAAACCACCGTTACGTGTTGCTTCTACATGATCGTCTTCTGTAATTCCATATTCTAAGAAAATTCCCTGGGCGATAGCTGCATTGCTTGTTACTGAAAACTCTTTATCTCCACGATTTACAAGTTTAATAAAAATGTGACCTTCGTTGTCAGAGTTAATAAAATCGCAGTCTATAATTCCTGTTCCATTTACTAGATTGCACTGATATTTAAATCCAAGTCCACTTCTTGGGTAAATCATAAGAACATAATCTGTATTCATACAACATTTAATACCTGTTGGAATTTTAATTACTTCTCCTGGCTTTAGTGTAAATGAAAATGGAGTTCTAATATCAAATCCTGCGCTAAACTTTGTAGCTCTTGTAGGTAACTCTAATCCATAATACATACTTTCAATTTCTTGTCTGAGTCTCTTGGATGTATCATCACCTGCAAGTCCAAATGTATCTAAATAATCTTTTTCAAACTGCTTATAGCTTACTTTCTCAAATTTTGCTACCCTCTTCATTAATCTTCATCCTCCTCGTCCCATGGATCATATTCATCGCAACATTCACAATCACCGTTGCAATGCAATTCTTTATTTGGATTAACTCTAAACATATATTTTGGATTAACTCTAAACATATATTCAAGAATTCTGTTTTCACCAATAGCTTCAATTGCATCGTAAGCTGTGTCTGCATCAGAAAACAATACAGCACCGACTGGTGGTAAGTACGACTCCGTTTCAACAGTAATTGACATGTCATCTTCATCGAATGCAATCCAGAATGCATCTGACGGATGTGCAGTTTCACCATTGTGTTCGTCTGCATAATTCTGAAGTTCTATCATAACTTTCCTACGTTCTACCTCAAATTCTGCTTCTTCTTTTGTTTTATAAATATTCCTAAAATTATAATATTTGTTATCGATAATATCATTGTCCCATCTAAGAAGAGCTATATCATCGCAAGAATCAATACGAAAATAATTTTCACCAAATTTTGGTTTCCAACGTTTATTTGCATCTTTCTTTTTATTCTCTTCTTTATTTGTATTTGCAACTTTCTGTAAATCCTCTTTTACTCTTGAAAGTGTCTGTGTAATAGCTTTGATAACCTCTGGACTACATCCAGATACATCAACGTTATATCCAATACAATTTGTATCCATATTTTATTTCTCCTTCTCTTTGTATAAGTCTTTAATTTTTTCTTCTAAATATTTCAAATATTCATCCCACATATTTTTCGTGTAGATATACTCTTTAGTCTGACGTGCCATCATTAACTTTTTCATATCAGATTTATAATCAAATGGTTTATTTCTACGACCTAGCTTTTTTGCAAGAACATCTGACAAAAATGACTGTGTAAATCTTGAGAAAGTTAATAAGTCCTCTTTCTGAACAAGAGCGATTATTTTCTTATATTCATCCATTTTGTCCGTTGGTATTGTAACATCTGCTTTTGGAAAATTTTTAAGACTATAAGGTGTGATATCTGCACCAAATGATGATGCTTTTAATAGATTTGCAACTGCGTCCATATCTGCAGTCTTGAATTTAAATTCTACTTCACTATCATAGATATGTGGATCTGAATATGGAATATTTGTTTCATCAAGTTTCTTTAAAATATTTTTCCCACGAATAATGCTTGGGATGTAAGCTACAAAAGTACCTCGACCATAATAATAAATTTTATTACCGAATTGACATTTAATATATAAGTCATCATAGCTTTTATCAACGGTTCCATCTTCTTCTCTTGGCACATCATGACTTTCTGGTGAGAGTTCCGGCACAATTCTGTACTTACCTTTAAAATGCTGTGTTAAATAACTCATAGGCATTCACCTCAATATTCTTCGTAGTAAGTTTCATCACTTACTTCTACTTTATTTTTCTCTGCAGCATGGATTTTATCTAATGCCTCTTTACGAGTTTGAAATACATAGTCGCCAAGAGCGTTATATCCAAATAAGTATGCACGTTTATCTTTTTTATCAACTCCGCAAAAATAATCATCTTCAACTGTACGAACTTTCAATTCACACAGATCATAAGTACCATTTTTCTTTAAGATTCTTGCATAATAAACCATGTCACCTTTATTTATTGTGCTGTACATGTTTTTTCTTCCTTTTCTTTTCTGTATTCCACAGGATTTTTTGAGTACAGAGGGAATCAAGTGTAGCAATGACATTCTCGATAACCTCTTCAAGTTCATAATTTTTACCACAATCCCAGTTGTAAATAGGAAAATATATCTCATCATGGTCCATATCTGTAACTGTGAGTGTATATGTATTATCTGACAAATCAATGTCAACTGTTAACCTATCAATGTCTTTATATACAAATTTGTTAAAATATGCGTGGTCACCATAAATTTTAAAGCCATTATTTCGAAGCTTATTAAAATCCATTTTAATGTGTAAAACGTATTTATCATGAATGTCATTAATATTCATCTTGATTTCCTCCATATAAGGGAGTCGGTTAAGACTCCCATAATTATTTACTTAATCACACTTACTCCAACCACAATCTTTACATGTATTGCAACCACCTTCAAAAACTAAATTTCCACCACACTGAGGGCATTTAGAAGATGTTGCATTTGCAACAATTTTCTTTTTTGACTGTTTTGGTGTATCAATTATCTCTTCTGAATCATCAGAAATTTCATCCTGCATTTCTTTGTACATGTCAATAAGAGCATTTCCGATAGCAACAGGACAACAAGATCCTTTTGATGTATCGTGTTTTGTTGCTGTTCTTACTGCGTAAGATGGACATGTTCCGCTTGACTTAAGCTGATCAATGATTGAATAAATATCAATTCCACCTCTTGCTGCAAGAGAAATCATTCTGGAAAGCCCGATCATGAATTGGTTACATCCGCCTGAAGATCCCTTACTTAAATATGTTTCAAGAAGTTCTCCTGTATCTGGATCAAAGAATGCTTCACAATGCAATGTTCCACATCCAGTCTGTAATGTACGTTTCTTACCAACACAGTTATCATCAGCTTTAATGATCATTCCTCTGCCAAGAGTTGTTTTAGGCTTTTCAGATGTTTCATCATCTTTTTTACTATCTGATGTTGTAAGAATTCCTGCACGTTTACATCCATCACGGAAAATTGTGATACCTTTAAGTCCTGCTTCCCAGGCTGTCATATATAATCCTTCAACTTGCTCTACTGTAAAGTCGTTTGGAACATTAACCGTAGAACTAATTGATGCATCAATATGTGTCTGCCAAATACTCTGCATATAGATACGATTCTTATAATCAAGTGTCTGTGCAGTTACAAAATAATCTGGTAATTCAGAATCGTCTTTTAGATTATTTTTTCCATATAATCTTTTACGATTGGTGTATACACTTTGTAATACTCATCATGTCCTTTAAGAGACTCTGTTTTTCTTGTATAGTAGTTTGCGAAAATTGGTTCGATTCCACCAGATACTCTAAGCATTGTAGAAAGTGTTCCGGTTGGAGCAATTGTAAGAAGTTGAGAATTTCTAAGACCATACTCTTTTACAAACTGTTTTGTTTCACCAAGAGCATTTTTTGAATAATAAGCAGACTGCTCAACTGCTTCCGGACTATATTTTGGATATGGACCATACTCTTTTGCTAATAAAGCAGACGTTTTAAGTGCTTCATCAGCCATTGCATGACCGATCATATCACATAAATCAATAGCTTCAGGACTTCCATATTTAATACCCATTTTAATCAGTAAATCTGCAAGACCGAAGATTCCAAGTCCGATCTGTCTCCAATCTCTTACAGAATCTCTCTGTTCCTGTAATGGATGTAATGGTAATCCCTCATCAAGGACTTCGTTTAATCCGATTGTTGCAATATGTACTGTTTTTCTAAAATCATCAAAATTAAATCCATGTGGAGTTGCAAACTCAGCTAAATTAATACTTCCGAGAAGGCAGCTCCCACCTGCTGGAAGTGGTTCTTCCTGTTTTATTACCCTATAGGCTTTTTATCCTATAGTTCTGGGGATTTCTCCCATATCCATAAAGCGCAAGTAAAACATTACGGAATACGTCTGTCAATTCAGACCAGCTTAGCATACATTTTCTTCGGGGATAATATTTTGTAATTCTATTAAAAATGATTTCATATTATGTACGTTGTCAAAACAAGTAAATAAACTTCTAAAATCCTTTATTTCATATTTTTTGTTAATTATATTGATTAAACTTGATAATGTTGCTCTTATTTTATTTTTTGGACAATTTAATACTAAATTTTTATTTTGTAATACCCATTTTCTATATCTTTTTTATTTCTTTTTTATGAATAATATTATTTTCATGATTTTTCTTCGCTGCAATATCTACACCTTTTTGCCAAGTTTTAGCATTTGTAGCACATTGATCACTACAATAAATTCTTCTGTTAGTTTCCCATGTGCTCAAAACAATTTCTTTTCCACAATATGCGCAAGTAAGTACTTTTTGTTTTTTTAGGTTTACTCTTTTGTGTTTCATTTCCTTTTCGTAATCCAGCCAACATTTTCTTTGATGTTTCAGGATTTAGCCATTTTATCTTAGTAGTCTCACTTATTTTTCTTTTGGTCTCTTCAGATTTTTTTCCGCCATTACATCCTCCAGAATCAAGATTGTATCCAAATACTTTGTAATTGGAGTTGTAATATTTAATCCAGTATCTTTCTTTTTCATTCAATTCTTCAATATTATCTGCGGAATCTATTTCTTCAAAAGTAAAGTTATTTTCTCCATATTTGTTTATAGCGTTGTGAAAATAAACAGATTTTCTTTTTTCGCACTTTGCTTCTCTAATATGTTGATTTTTTCTATATTCTAAGGAATTAGTAGTTTGTCCAATATATATTTTGTTGTTAATTAAATTTGTTGCTTTATAAATAATCAGATTTATTACCTCCTCTGATTATCCCCTACTGATCCGTACTCGTGGATGGATTATTGCTAACATAACGCTCACCATCTATGCGTTACAATCCCCTATGTTGTAGTAGGATCTCGGTATTCCCATATCCTAAGACTTAGGGTTCACCGATTTTACGGAATGTTTTACTTGCGCCCAAGAACCCAAGCACAAGGATTAGTTCCGGCATAATGAAAATTATTGTCACAACTAAGTAAATTCCAGTTTTCGATTCTGTCCCAGAAAAGCATTCCAGGTTCTGCATAATCCCAGTTCATTTCACATAATTTGTGGAACATTTCATATGCATCAATTGTTTTAGTAATAGTTTCACCTGTCTCAGCTCTAGTAAAGTTAAGTGTAAATGGCTGTTTATTTTTTACTGCGGCCATAAATTTGTCTGTAATACGAACAGAGATATTAGCTTTTGTTACTTTATCAAGATCTGATTTAATTCCAATAAATTCCTCAAGATCTGGATGTTCGCAGGACAAGCTAATCATTAATGCTCCTCTACGTCCCTGTTGACAAATTAATCCAGTGATCAAAGAGTATAAATCCATAAAACTAACTGAGCCTGTTGTGGTTTTTGCAGAGTTTCTTACTACAGACCCTCTAGGTGCTAACTTGCTAATATCGATTCCACATCCACCACCATAAGAATATGTACGTGCAAGTTTCTTTGCACAATCAAAAATAGATTCAATGTTATCCTCTGGAGGTGTAATAACATAACAGTTGCTAAGTGTGGTTTTTACATACTTATCGTTACTGACATCAATATCTTTGTTTACACCTCTGTTAGCAAGGATTCTCCCACCAAAGAGAAATTTCTTATCCTTAATTAACTGTTTTACTTCCTCATTCCAACCAGAAACTCTATCAAGCCACTGATCAAATGTTTCTCCATTAAACTGATACTTTCTCTCCCAGATATCCTGTCCCAGTTTATTGTCTTTTCCTAACCATTCTTGTACAGTCATTTTGTCACTCCTTTACTCTAAATAAAAATCGTTAATATAATCAATCGCTTCATTAATACCTGTGAAAATCACATCACAATCTTCTGGCAGCCATTCATAACTGTCATAATTGTTGAATCCAATAATGGGAATATGGTTATCTACTGCGAATTGTAGTTCTTGAGCTGTTCCGATAGAAGTGTTTGTATGTTCCAGATTTACAAGGATTAAATCACATTTTCGAATACGTGATAAATAGAATTGTTTTACTTGTTTATTAGTGATTGCATTGCCACCATCACGATCAAAATAACGTGTTGGATTGATTACTTTAATAGTTACATCTTTAGCTTCTGAAATATTTTTAAAAATATTCTCAGCTTTTAATCTCCATTCTTTTCCACCGTCATGCATTTCTCTACATGCACCAGCGAGATATACTGTTAGTTTTTCCATAGATTAGTCCTCATAAGATTCTTCGTTTTTATCATATCGAACACATACAAATTTAGGAAACTGTAAAGATAGATTGTCATCATTTTTATTTGTAGACACTGTTTTATATTGAATAGTTACAATTTTTCCAATAACTTCTTCCGGATGATTCCAAAATTTAACTTTTAAATCTTCAGTTAGTCCACTACCGGCTGATACCTCATACCCTTTGTAGCTGCAAACGATCGATCCAACTTTACCTTTATCTCTCCCTTCTCCCTCTTTTACTCCAGTACAGAAAATATCGCATGTATGGAATTGCTTTACCTTAATAAGTTTATTTGTTCTACAGAACTGATATGGGACATCTAAGTTTAACATACATCCCTCCCAATCATTATTCTCTGCATATTCAAGCCACTCTTGAATTTTACTCTGATCTGTGCCATGATATACTCTTGGAACAACTTCGATATTATCAGTGCCATATTCTTTAATTTTTCTTTCAAGTTCATTAAGTTGTTCAAAACGTACACTATATGGAGTTTTTGTATTATGTGTGTGGAATTCTTCAATAGGTAAAATGTCAAACACCACAAGTTTAATATCTGTTTTGTCTTCAATGTTACTATTTACAATTCCTGTTCCTTTTTTAAATGTATCATCGTCACATAACATCTCAGGGTTCTTATAGAGAAGTTCTCCATCAAGAAAATAATCTTTGTATCCAAGAGCTTCGATATCTTTAACAATATGTCCAAGCCCATTTAACTCTTTATTCTGTCTACTCTTAAAACCTGTACCATCATATGGCCCACGTAATCCATTCATCTTTCTTGAAATGTAAAATATTTCCCCTTTCTTTATTTTACAATCTTTAAGTGGTTTGCCGTTTTGAATTTCAAATGTAGAAATAAGTCCTGGAATAATTTGATTAACAAGTTTAACCCCAGCTCCAAGTTTGAATTTTTTAGTTACCATTTCTTCATAAAACTTGCATTCAGCTTCAGATTTAGAATTGTTGCAGATAAACTTTCTAATAGTAGCTACATCTACATCAGTGCCTGTATTATGAGTTTTCAGATAATCAATGACTTCTGAGAAGTTTTTCAATTCAAATGTTACATAATTTGCAGCCTTTGAAATAGTCATCTTCCCCATCTTTGTGGTACTAATGCCTGTAACGGTATTACCATCTAGTAGGAACACCAGACACTTTTTAAGAAGCTCATTATCCTTATTTTCTCTAAGGATACGCTGCTTTTCATTCAGGCTTGAAGTGTTCTGAATAAGTTTTAGAATTTCAATTACTTCTTCCAATAATTAATCCTCCAATCTTCCGATTACTTTTATATGTTCAGTGAACAGCAATGTTAACTGTCCACTACTATGTACTTCTTCAACTGAAATGCAGTTATTACAAAAACCAATATCTGCAATGCATCCTATAATATTACTTTTATAATTATCATCCATGATAAAAACACAGCAGTCACCGATTCTATGTATAACATTATCATCATCTACAAGAGTGTTATTTTTGATGTACATTTAATTAATCACCACCCTCTTGTAAGTCGATTGATGTATGAAGAAGTTCACTAATTGATTTTGTATTTTTATTAAAATATTTCATAACCTCAATTGCAGGTTCGATGTCTTCAAAAAATAAACCAATATATTCATATTCATTTTTCTTTATAAACTTTTTAATTTTATTTAATTGCTTAAGATCGATGTAACAATTTTCAATCAGTCCATCATAAACAATTTTTATATACTCTCCTTTTAATGGATATAACCCTAAAAGTTCTGAAATAGGGATATAAACCTTAACAGTTATTGGATCAATTTTGATTTTATATTCTCTACCATACTTCTTCATAATCTGAGAAATATCATTAATAAGTTCTATCATATTATTTCCCCTTTCTTTTAATTGTGCTTAACCACGTATTTCTTGCATTATTACTTGTATTTAGACATTTGTAGAATGCCTGTGGTTCAGCACATAATAAACATCTTTTCTTTGCTCTTGTAAGCATTGTATATAACATACAGTTGTCCAATAATTTATAATTGGTATTATCAATTACACAAATAACTGTTTTCCTGGAAGATCCTTGCATTTTATGAGTTGTTAAAGCATAAGCCATATCTAAATCTGCAAGTTCACTTCCTTCGTACCTGATCACTTTATCTTGTTTTTCATAAATTATATTGTTATCTTCATCAAAAACTAATCCAACGTCTTTTTCTACTTTGGGACCAAACGACTGATAGGTAACTTCGCAATAAGTCACTGGCTTTTTACCACTCATATCTTCTCCGATAAATGTGATATAACCAATCTCACCATTAAAGACATTTCGATCATAATCATTTACAGTCTGTACAACTTTACATCCAAGTTTAAATTCTTTCTCTCCAAATGAGATTGACTTCCTTTCATCTTTAAGAAGCACTTCTACAATATCCCTATTTAATTCGTATGCACTGTTTAAGCATCCTTCTCTACGAGGTACAGCGATGCCAACATTGTCAACACCATCTGATTTAACGGCTGAGAAGAACATTTTTAATGCAAGTTGATGAAGTGAGTCTCTAGTATCTCTAAACATGTAATACATGTCCTGTAACTCGCCATGAACTAATTTTTTTGATGTAATAACTTCCGTAATGGGGTTTTTATTATCTCGAATGAGATTTGCATCGGTAAGAATTCCAGATTTTTCTGCTTGACGCATAACTTTTGTAAGCTCATTGATATTTTTTTTTGGTAAACAATGAATCAGATCAGAGAATATATTTCCAAAGCCAATAGGTGGCAACTGTTTATAGTCTCCACAGATTATGATTTTTGTATCATCACCTATAGCTTCTAACCATGCTAAGAAAATTTGTACATTTACCATAGAAGCTTCATCCATTAATACTACAGGAGATATGAGCTTGCAATCCTTATTATAATCAAACTTATTTGGACCATGACATCCTAGTGTTCTATGAATCGTCATTGCAGGATAATCTGTAGCTTCTGTAATACGTTGCGCTGCCATTGCGGATAATGCACAGGCTGAAATATTGTGATTTGCCAGAGAATACGCACGAATAATTCCACGTAAAATTGAACTTTTACCGGTACCGGCTTTTCCTGTAACGAAGCTAATACTCTGCGTTAGTATAGAGCGTATAATTGACTTTTGCTCATCGGTATAGGAAAATCCTTGTTCCTGTTCCGCTTTAGCGATTCCTGCCTCTATTTCATCGTTTTCTATAGGCACTGGTGACGGTTTATTTAATCTTTCTTGAATGATAGACAAAATTTTCATTTCAAGATTGTAGTATAGCTTAAGTCCAATTCTGTTTTCATATTGATGTAAGAATGAATTATTTTCAATAACTCCATCAAATACATCTATACACTCTGGAGCTGAATCTTCAACTGCAGCTTTTAAAATATCTACACTACACCAAGTGTGTCCATCATTTTCGCCAATCTCTGTAAGATAATAAGAAATAAAAGCAATACATCTTTCTCTGGATTCAAGAAGTTCAGGTTTTAATTTAAGTGCCAATTTATCTACCTTCTTAAAACCAAACCCTTTCATAGAACATAAATAATATGGATTGTTTTCAATCTTCTGTTTTAATAATCCAGGGTTTGGTTCGTTACTAAGAAGGTTTTTAATCATTGTGAATGTAACACCTAATGGCTTTAATAACGTGATAATGTCTGATATAAGATAGTTATCAATTATCTTGTCTTTTATTTTCTTCCAAGTTTTCTCACGAACACCTTTAACTTTTGAAAAATCAATTGTATCCAATTTACCATCAGCTACATCATTTACAACATTTGGATATACAGTTAGCAATGAATCTGCCACACTTTCTGGAATAAGTGATTTAAGGAAAATCTTAGAATCTTCTACAGTCTGTGGAGCTAATGCATAAACTGTGATTGGTACATACTGTGCTCCATATTTTTTATCATCCTTATATGTTGCAGTAATCTTATATTCTGAACCAATACACAGTTGCTGCATTCGTCCTGCTAGAGTTCCGACAAAAGCATCACCATGCTCATCTCCAAATAAGTCCTTATGAGTAGTTATCTTCTGACAATTAGGAAGCTGATCAGTTGTATTGAATGAATAAACTCCCCAAGATGTATTTTCACTGTAGAAGCGCTCATATGAAATTCTGGCTGTAAATTCAAACTGCTGATCATCATTACTAATTTGTTCTGAATAACTCATTATACTTTTGCCCCTTTCTTTCTAACATATTTTATCCATTCGCTATATGGTTTGATTTTTTCTACAATTACTTTTTCTTCACTGTCCTTTTTGCAAAGGATTGCTACTTGTTGACCTTTCTTTATAAGATCTTCAAATTCTTTTAATGTTGAATGCCATACAATACCTTCTACAAGCCCAAAGCTTGAATAGATATTAATATATGCAAACTGTTTGCCATTTTTATCTTTCTTCTTTTGCACCTTTGCAATAATTCCAACAATCGTACATTTGTCACCATTTTCAACATCTTCAAATGGAACTAAAAATGTATAAGCTGCATCAAATGGATTATCATTAATAAATACTTGTAATGTTTGAAATTCCCAAAACTGCTCATCTTCAAGGTATTTATTATTTTCCTCTATATATTTCTGGTATCTGATTTCCTGTTTTTGATTAAAGTCTTCTTCCTTTAATCTGTTATATTCTTCTAAAAGTTTTTCTTTATCGTACTTAACTCTTTTACTTGTGCTTGGGATCTCATATTTTGATAAATCAATATGCCATTCTTCTTCAAGTTTTTTATATGTTGGCAAAGACTGTACTTTTGAAAACTTCAATGCTTGATATTGTGACTTTAAATAAGAAATCAGTTTTTTCTTTTTATTCTTACATGGAATTGCTCCAGATTTAATTAATGCCATAACAGCTGATTTACTTAGCGGAATTCTTGAGATTAAGTCTTCAAATGATTTAAATTTACCATTTTTATCTCTTTCTTCTATAATCTGAGCAGATAATGATTCTCCAATTCCACTAATGGCTGATAACCCAAATAAGACTTTGTCATCATGTACTGTAAAATTCATTCCAGATAAATTAATATTTGGTGGACTTACTTCTACATTAAAATATCTTGCATCTAAGATATATTTATTAATAGCACCTGCTTTGTCTTTATTCTGATTAAACAATGCTTTAAAGAAATATGTTGGGTAGTGTGCTTTGAACCAAGCTGTTTCGAAGCAAAGTACAGCGTAACTATATCCATGGGACTTGTTAAAAATGTACCCTCCTTTAGCTGACATATCATCTGCAATTTGATTAGCGAGTTTGTTTGAATATCCATTTTGCACAATTTCATCTCTTAATTTTTCAGACTCTCTTTTACAAGATCTTTGTCCTTTTTCGAGATTCCACGTCTGAATAGATCCGCTTTTCCATATGTTCTTCCACCAAATTTTTTTACAATATCAAGTAATTGTTCCTGGTACAATAAACATCCATTTGTATCTTTTAAAATTGGAATCATATCTGGATGAATATATTCTGGGGTTTTACCACTTATTGCTATATCAACATACTCTTCTAATGCTCCCATGCTATCAGGTCTATATAAAGAAACAACAGCTGCAACATCATTTATATTCTTAGGTTGCAAACGAACCATTAGATCTTTCATTCCGGCAGATTCTACTTGAAATACTCCATTTGTTTTCCCTGATCCTAGAAGTTTATAAGAATCAATATCTGTTTCAAATTCATGATTATTAATATCGTACAACCATGGATCTAAATGTAAGTCATCTTTAATCTCTTTAACAATGTTAAGTGTTGCAACACCTAAAAGGTCAAATTTTACAATTCCAATACCCTCAATATAGTGTTTATCTACTTGAATTACATGTTCGCCCTTTGTTCCGATCTTCATTGGCATATAGTCGTTTATTGATGTATCAACAATTCCAACTCCACCGGCATGAATTGATACTGTTTTAACTCTTCCGCTTAAATGTGAAGCAATATCAAACAAATCAGCATACTGTGGATTATCATTTATAAGAGTTGGATTTACTTTTATACAGTCATCCCATTTATCAAATGTGAATTTTTGAGATAATTTCTGCATCTGATTATATGGAAATCCTAGAATCTTACCTACGTCTGTAATTGCTACTGTAGGAGTAATGTAAGAATAGTTGATAATCTGACATACCCTGTCTTCCCCATATTTGTCTACAAGATATTTAATAATTGCATCTCTGTCTCCTACATCAGTATCAATATCAGGTAATCCAACTCGTTCAGGATTTAAGAAACGCTCAAAAATCAAACCATATTTGATAGGATCAATATCTGTAATGTGGCAACAATAACAGACTAAAGAACCTGCTGCGCTCCCACGACCTTTACCGACTTCAACTCCAAGTTTTTGAGCAGCATTGATAAAGTCCCATACAAATAAGAAATATCCATCAAATCCCATTTCATGAATAATTTTCATTTCATAGTTAAGTCTGTCTCTTCTTATCTGCTGCTCTTCCTCGGACAACTTATCGTAACCTCTATCTTTCCATCCTTCTTTAATCAGATGCCACAGGAATTCATTATTATCATTAAATCCATCTGGTAATGGGAATGTTGGTAGCTGCGGAGACTGAAACGGCATATTAACATTATCAATTAAATCTGCCACCTTATTGGTATTATCCAGTCCTATACATACGTTCTCATAACCAATCTGTGAATCCATACACTCATGGATTTCTTCTTCCGATTGCATATAGCAACCTTCATAAACTTCACTATTCTCGATTGCATTCTTATCATTATTGGTACTTTTTCGACCAATCTGAATTAATTTGTCCTGATAGTATAAATCTTCTTTCTTCGGAGCATGGCTATCAGTTGTGATAATGAATGGTGTGTTTGTGATTTTGGATAATTCTAAAATTTTCTGATTATATAGACATTGATCCTGATGCTGATGCGATTGCATTTCAAGATAGAAATACGGAAATGCTTCTTTGTATTCGTTTATATACTTAATGCACTTGTTAAAATCTTCTTCTCTAGCAATTTTGCTTGCTAAACATGCTGATGAAATAACAAAGTTTTCAGCGTATGGCTTTAGATCCTCAATTGTACATCTTGGCTTAAAGTAGAATCCCTCAAAATTACTTTTTGTAATTACCTTATTTAAGTCTTTACGACCTTGCTCATTTCGAATTAGACATATTAAATGAAAATATTTATTATCTTTATCTCTTACTGTAATATCATTACATTCATATAGCTCAGTTCCAAAAATCAACTTAATATCTGGATATTCTTTCTTTAATAAATCATAATAAATAAAACTGTAAGCATTACCATGATTTGTTGTCGCATATGCTTTTAATCCAAGCTCTTTTGCTCTATCCAACATTTCTTTAGGACTTCCATAACCGTCAAGTAATGAATAGTAATCATGGTTATGTAACGAACTGTACATCTAGTCACCAACTTTCATCTTCGTCTTCATCGTTGTCTTCTATATCTTCGAAAGAAGTGCTTAAAACATCTACATCATCAATAATGAACTGCAATGTTTTAATTCCTTGATACTCACTAATGCATGGATTTCCAACAATATTGATTTTTGCAACATTATCAAATGAATTTTTGAGCCAATCCATAACAGAATTACCATCTTTACATTTAAACTGTACAAACTTAATCTCACCAATTTTAAAGCAATAAGAATCTTCATTCTTGCCCTGAATGGTAATATCGTCTCTATTTACTTCAATATCTGTAATAGCAATCATTGGTTCTTCAATGCCTTGTCCAATCAAGTCTGTAAATTTTGTCATCTCATAAATGATGCTTTCATTTACATCGTACTCTGGAATGATAAAATCACATAAATAGACTTTAGTGAAATCTTCATCCTTTAATTCATCATTGAATATTTTTTTTGCTTTTTCTACGTTATCAACTGGGATTTCAATACCGAATGCAGATTTGTGCCCCTGAGCAAAATTGAATTGATTGTTAGACTCTACAAGATCTCTGAAACTTTCAATAGGACTATGGTTTATATTTCGTCCACTACCACCAAATACAATGGTATTTGTTTTATAATCATAATGCTTCTTTAATAATAAACATGGCCTGTTGTACTTCTCTGCTACTTTAATTGCACATACACCTGTCATTCCACCATCAAGAAGTTCTGATACATCACACATGATTACTTTATCAGTAGGATTTTCTCCAATCTGATCAAATATCATCTGTACACTTTTTTCACGGCTTTTATCCTGTCTTGCTTTTGCATTCTTTGCAAGTCGTGCAGCTCTATCATAAATACTTTCCTTGATAACCTCTGCAGGTTTATCTTTTGTGGCACGTTTCTTATATTCAAACCATGCATCCTGTTCAATGAAAGCTTTAAACATAAGCTCTTTTTCTTCCGGTGAACCGAAGCGAGTACATCCGTTTAAAATCGGAGTAATATACCACTGCACATTATGAATATTAACAATTCCGCCCATACTATATTCCTGAGCATTTATAAGTGCTTGAAAGAATTTATTACTGATATTGTGCAATCCAACCTCTACGAGATATTTTGTTTCAGCTGAACGCATATCCATTACATCTGAAATATTTGCTAAAGCAACCAAATCTAAAAAGTCATCTGCATATTCACACCATAAAAAATCATCTAACGCTTTTAAGAATTTATATACAATCCCAGCTCCACATAAGCTTTTATTTGTATAAAACTCACTCATCTGATTATTTACGATTAATGCATATGGATTGTCTATTAAGTTTCCTTCTTTATCTTTTGCTTGTTCGTGATGATCTAAAATAAGAACATCAACTCCACGATCTTTCAATGTTTTGCATGATTCTACATCATTAGTACCTGCATCAGGAACAATCAGTAACTTTGTATCCTTATCAACAATTACATCATCGTCAAGTCCCTCAAGACCATGTGCTTTTGTTCGTTTGTGAAAAATATATCCAACAGGATAATCCTTATTTAATCTTTTAATATACGAATACTTCATTGCTGCACAACAATTTCCATCTACATCTTCGTCTATAAGAATCTGTATTTTATCGTTATTATCAAAATGGCTTAAAAATAATTCAACAGCTTCACCGATATTATCAAGTAATCCATAATCAAGCTCTGCAGAGTGATCTAATGATAAATACTCTTTTGGATTCTCAATATCTCTATTTTTCAGAAAATTAATCTGAATATTCTTTAAGTCATTATATTTATTTTCCGAATTTTTATATAACTTAAACTTCAACTTTCCAATCACATCCTATCTGTTAACGGATATACATTATTTTCCAATAAGTATTCCCATCTATCTTTATTATCCGATGGAGATTCTTTCTCACCTGTTAGCTGATTGTCTTTATCGAACATATAATACGCTGGAATGCCATCTGGTAATCTATCCGAAATTCTCAGTATATCATCCAAAACAACATCTTTATCAAAACAAAATACAATCTTAACGCCAAGTCTAATCAGCATATCTAACTGATGTCTTGAAATATTCTTTCCTCCTGTAGATACTGCATTTTTATATCCATAGGACCATAGCTGCATTACACCTTTTTCTGATTCAACAACATATACGACTCCTAACCTTTTTATATATGGAAGCGTTTTATTCAATCCGAATAGAATTTTTGATTTTGCACATTTCTCCAAATACAAATATTTACATTCAGATTCATCAACCTCTTTTTGAAATAATCGACCCTTCACTCCGACTAAATCGCCAATTTCTGAATATATTGGTATTGTTATTCTATTTGTTTCGGTATCATAGCCAATCTGAAATTCTTTCTGGGTTGAATAACTAATCCCATCTTCATAAAATAAGTCATTCACGTAAGGTTTATAGTAGTCAAGTATTTCAACAGGTATTGGTTTTAATGGAACTTCTTTCTCATCAGTTTGCTCTGTAGACATTTCATTAACTAATTTCAATATCTTTAAACTCTCAGGTATATCTGATTCAAAGTCATGATAATAAGAAATTCCAACCTCTTGACATATAAATTTAAGGCCTTCAGGAAATGAAAGTTTCTCACAGAAGCAAACTAAATCAATAATATCAGTAGCTCTGTTAGTTTCGACCATTTGTCTTGTGTAATTTGTACATGATAAATTTTCCGTATTATATATTACGATTGCACCGGTATTATCACCGTCTGGATTTCCGCAGGTCCAATAATCTCCATGAAATTTAATATGATGGCAGTGAATCGCATCAAGAATCTGTTCCACATAATTATTTTCTAATATATATTCTTTTAATTCTCTAGCATCCACTGCCAATCACCTCACTAATTATTTTTGTCTTTGTATTAACTGCCCAATATTTATCCAAGTATTGTAATCAAGATTAATTTCGAATAACATAATCTTGTCCTTACTTCCAGCTCTGTTTTTATCAATTTTAATTGCAAAATATTGCTTACCTAAATCCAGGTCAGATATTGTAGGATCACCCCATCCAGGAGTATCACATATCATCTGATATTTGTGGTATTCACTTTTTTCAATCATCTTTCCAAGAGTAAGCGTATCAGTAACATGTTTAATACCTTTACTAGATGCAATATTCATAGAACTCAACTGGAACACATCTGTAAACTTACTATCATCAGATAACTGGAATACTGCAAATCCAAACATTTTAAGCTCTTTTGTAATTTCCTTAAGCTTAGTTGCAATCTGCTTTAACTGCGCCCAGTCCTCTACTTGATAGTTTTTCAATGTATCATAACCATAATAGGTTACTTCATTTACAAGCTTCGCCTTACGTAATTCAAATTCAATACGTTCCATAGAATAATCGTCCTGGACATCTTTGTACAAAAGCTTACCTTTTGTATTCTCATCAATCCATTCTCCTACTTGAACGATTTTGTGATACTCATCTGAATCACGTTCAACCCTTTCTATATACTCTTCTTCTGACTCTGTATAAATACCATTCTCATCTATATGCCTACGAATTATCTCACCGTTTCTATCTCTGTACGCACCCAAAACAATCTCACGTTCTGGCTTCTTGATCTTAATACCATGCAATTCTTGATATTCTTTATTATTTATTACAGTAACAATCATACAGTTTTTAAGGTCATCTTCGTCCATCTCATTAGACATAAGAAGAAAGTTTTTATGTTGTACCAAAGTCACATAAGCTGCTAATGCAATAAGCTTTCGAGATTTACCACCATTTGAGATAAAGCCCTCAAAGTGCGTTTTACCCTCTCGCATCCCAAGAAAGAATTCATTGTACATTGGCCAGGGATATGGAAGTCCAAAGTTTGGTTTCTTCAAATACCTTTTAATCTGATCAGCGTTACCTTTTGTAAGCTCTACTGCTTCTTCACCGGCATTGATTACAGTGTGAATTTTATCAGCTTTAGCTCTGATAACCCTGTAAATATCGTTAGCTGTCATCTTATCAAAATTCTTATGAGCAAGAATCTTATCAACAGGATAGCCGTTTCTTCCATACTCCCTAACAAGAGAGTATTTTTTTACTGTATCAAAATAATTCTTGATGTCATTCGAATCTGCCAAACGCATAAATTCACTAATTGTCTTCCAACCGTGATATTTCTTATAGTTACTCATTCGCTCGGCATCCTGTGACATAAATACATTTAGCTTTGTTTCATCAACTGTTTGGGAAAATTTAAGATAGTAAGTTTCAAGACATTTATAAAAGAAATAGACTACTTCATCAGAAAAGTCATATTTTGGTCTCATAAAATTGCCATATGTAACATACAGGTCCGGAGATTTATACAATGCTCCAACAAACATAATCTCAGATTGTACATTACATACATTATTAATTTCTTCCATCTGCCACTCCTTATCCAAAAATATCATTTAGTAAATCGTCCAAGGAGTCATCACTATTATTATTTGTTTCAACTGTTTTTGGCTGTGGAGCAGTTGTTAATATTAATTTTTCATCAGTTTTATCTGATTGAGCTTCTGCCTCTAAGATTTTTTGCTTTTCAAGGAATTTTAAGTAAGAGTCATATTTGTTATATAGAACTTTTAAATCGTATTTAACTCTTGATACTCCTGTTATATCCTTACCTTTTGCAATATTCTGTGCATTAATTTTATCCAGATAAGATTGTTTACGCACAAACATGTCATATAAGTGCTTTGGTGGAATTTTAACACCATATTTACCATCATATAGTGCTGCTATAGAATCCCATGGAACTGTCTGAATATCATACTGTTTTCGGATATAATCATTAACAAGCTTTTCATCGAAGATTTTATCTACTTCTTTGACAGCTGCTATTTTATATTCATTTAACTTTGTAATATCCTTTTTTCTTCCATTAAAAACACCTACAATCTTTACATATGCATCTTCTTTGTACTCTGGAATATTTTCCATAAATATTGGTTTGTCTGAATATTTCTTTTTAAAACAGTCTTCATGCCAATACTTATTTTTAAATACAAGAATATCTTTCTGATCTGCATCTTCAATGACAATATCTTTTGAGCAGCCACCACATTTTCTGTGGAATCCTGCAGATTCTTTAAAACACTTTTCATGGTAGAAAAGCCCATCAAAGAATACTACATTTTCCACAGATTTATTTCTTTCAAAATGGATGTGGCGTTGGCAGCAATGGCAAACTCTATCAAATTCATTAACTAAATTATCATTCTTTGCTCGTGCCATAATTTATCCAATCAGTTTTTCATTGTCTCGATAACTTCCTGTAAAACAGAAATATCATTTACATTCTTGTACGCAGTTGGTAAACCTTTTGCTTCAAGTTTTTCTTTAAGGGATTTTTTTGCGACTGGAGAAAGAGAATTTTTAATAGATACGATTTCTTTGCGAAGATCGTCTGGTGTTGGTGATGTGGAAGTGTTATCTGAATCGGTAGCATCTTCAACAACCGGATCACCAACTCTACCTAAAACTTCTTTAGCATACAGATCCTGCTCTACCTCAACAGCTTTAACAAGGTCATTTTTAATTACAAATTCTTCTTTGTCCTTAGTTCTATCAAGAGCAGCTTGCCAATCAAGAAGTGATGGGTCTTCAATAATCTCGCCTTTTTTATGAATATGAGTACGATCTTTTTCAACTTCTGCACAAATCTGCCCGGTTTCTTTGTCAAAGAATGTTCTTAAAACAGTGTTAGTATTATAATCAAGTCCCTTAAATCCATCAGGAATTTTTCTTCCTGTTGCTACAGACTGAAATTGTCCATCATCTGTTTTTACACTAATTTTCTCATCTGCTTCACGACATGTTGTAATGCAATTTACACCAGAAGACATAAGGTCAAGAATAAGATCCTGTCCTTTAAACTTAATAGTAGACCAGTCCTTTATTTCAAGTCCGGCACCTTCAATTTTTACAAGCCTTTCATCACCAAGTAACCCAGCCTTATCTGCTTTTACTTTATTTCGTTTTTTAGAAAATTCAACCAATCCAGACTGAGTTGTTAAATTAAGAATAGTTGCACCATCCACAATAATTGCGTCTGCTCTAAATGGTTCACCATATGCATCTTTCACAATTTCATCCGTTTCATTTCCATCTTCATCAAGTTCATATAAATCTTCATGGTTTTTTACTTTTGCAATATACTGCCTTACTTCCGTAAGTGACTGTGTATAAAGAATGTAAATATTATCAAGGTTAATTCCTGCGGCTTCCATATCATCAAGGTAGCTATCAAGACCGCCTGTCTCTGCATCAATATAAAGAACCCTAAAAGGTGTTCCGTCCTCTCGTTTATAATAAGCAATCTGTGATGCTAATGTTGTTTTGCCTGTGAAAGTATCTCCATAGATAATCATGTTTAATTTTGTTTTTGCCTGTTTAGCTTTTCTACCTTTTGCCATTTAATTATGCTCCTTATATATATAAATTAATTTGTTATATTTCTCAAATGTTGGGAGGAAATTTAATTCCTCCCAGTGGTCAATTACCACTCTTCATCCTCTTCGTCAGCTTCTCCAAGGTTACTATCTCCCCATCCGCTATCGTCAGAATCGCTACCATAATTTTCCTCGGCTTTATTAGCGTTTCTAATCTTCTGCATTGCTTCTTCGATAGCTTCCTTAGAGTACAGGTCTTTTTCAATGGTAGTCGGGTCAGCACCAGTCACAATGTACTCACGTTTAACAGGGGTAGAAACTTTCTCCATTTCGTCCTCTTCTCCCCATCCATCATCTACAGCAACTTCTTCTACCTGAACGGAAGCCTGTACATGACCGGATACTTTAAGTGCCCAATATGGTTTCACTTTCTTCCTAAATGTCATCGCAAGTTTTTTCTGCTTTTCATCAACAGGGTCAAGAATAAATTCAACATCCTCAATATTTGAGTAAGTTACAACCTTACCGGAGATAACATATCTTCCTGTTTCCTTATCGTCTTCAACTTCTTTTTCAATTCCCATAAAGACAATTACCTGATTGAAGTTGTTCTGAGCTTTAAATTTTTCACTATCAAATTCACATGGGGCACAAAGAGAAATCTGAGATGGTTCCATAGATTTGTATCGTTTGATGTTACCTTTATCATCGCGATTACTGCGATAAGAAATGCTACCTTTTACAAAAACGCTTTCTCCGTCTTTAAGATTATTACGAATCTCGGCACAAGCATCATAATCTGTAAGTACCTTTTTATCATTTACCTGTTCACCTTTTTCATTGGTTACTTTAGTAAGTCCAAGATTTTTACCAATAAGTCTAAATCCTTCATTCTTTGGATCTTCTGCAAATTTAAATCTGTTTGCCCAAGATACCGGCTGTGATGTTCCTTTTTTACCTTTTTCTTCTGGCTTTTTATAGAAGTAAACTTTCTCCTGTTCAATTCCAGTAAATCCGATATATAAATCTCGACCTTCATCATATTCAAGACCGAAGTTTACGATTCGCATTTCCTTGCCGGTACGTGTCTGCTTTTCAGTGTAGAAATTATCTTTCTTAGTTCCTTTAACTACACCTTTGATCATAAAGTTACCTTTTGTTTCCGGGAGATTGAATAATCTCTGTTTTTTAGTATTGTTCTCCAAATTTAGAGACCTCCTTTGAATATATATAAATTTTTTAATTGCAACCTGTATATAAACCTAGTAATTTACTAGGAGAATAAAATGGAAATTTATAAGATAAACAGCCCAGTGGCTGAAAATCGAACCATATAAAATTGAATTTTTATTTTGGAAATGTTGGTGAAGAAGATCACCAATTAGAAATTAATTATCAAAATGATCGTAATACCGATAAAGACTTACTACATCGTCAAGATTATCTTCTGATCCATCATAGAAAACATACGAACCTTGCAGATAGCCACCAAGTACTTCTTCAATATATGTCCTTACTATTCTCAAAGTTTTACCAGAATAATAGCTGTCATCTACGAAAATAAATGGCTGATTCTTATAAGAATCCAATTTCCAATTAGAATATTGAATTGGGTTACCCTTTCTTAAACTGCCATTAATATACTCAATACTGCAGTCGCTTAAAAACCATTTATATTTCAATCTCAATGCTGCAATCTTTTCTCCAATTTCACCTGATATGATGATATTTTTTACACTTGATTGTGAGATATGTGTTAGATATGATATTAGAAAATCTTCATCGTTTTTGATTAAATCATCTAGTTCATTGAAATATTCTTCTCCACCGCCGTGAAGATCAATACACTTTTTTGTAATTTGACTCATTCGGTGCTTCAGTTCATTTAGTGTTAACCGTTTCATAACTTATACTTCCTCGTTTTTGTTTAGTTTTTACTTATTTCTAAGCAAGTACACAGGATAGGATTCGAACCTACATTCTAATATCCTGCCATTTAGACGACCTGTGCTACCGATTATATAAAATGAAAGAAATTTTAATTGAGACACTGTAATTCTTATTAATACCCTATAGGTGATTCGATATAATTAATGCTCCAAGAGCGCAATACATATAAATCACAGTACCTCAAATACGGATGATGGGACTCGAACCCACAAGGTTGTTAACCGCTGGAACCTAAATCCAGTCTGTTTTCCTATTTCAGCACATCCGCTTATTTTGGCAAGAACCTGTATAACTTGCCAGTAACTCTTATACTCTCACTTATACAAACAAGGTGACGTGAGCGAATTACTTTTTAGAAAAAGATCCTTGTTATATTCTTCTTCTCAGATTTTTATGTAGGCGACCATCGCAGAAACCTACTGCCTTATCTCTGCTACTCAACAGATCTCGTATATCTCTTACGCTGAATCTGGCTTCCGCAGATTACGGACTATCGTAGAATCCACACAGGACTCATATGAGATATTTTTGGCGACGGTTTTTCGTGCTTTATTTAATTGTATTTTGTATTTTTACGCGCTTTGCTTAATAAATCTTTTGAGTTCACATTCACCGGTATCCTGATTTTTACTACAAAATTTTTATTAAGCAAGTGGACCATCTGTGATTCGAACATAGAAATCTTTCGCTTATGAGGCGACTGCCTTAACCGTTTGGCTAATGGTCCTTAGTTTGATAGAGCAAACCCTGAAATCTCTATCTCTCATTTATTTTAAGACTAATGAGTTTGTCCCACATATCAAGCACTTAATGCGGCTACATTAAGCTGTGGCAAACCATTTGTACGCCGAAATGCTAACCATAACGCAGATGTCATAAGGATTTAAAGTCTGTGTTTTTCTATTCAGTTTATTAAGGTCGCATGAAAATACATCTAAAAACAGTAGACCTAACTGGGCTGGTAGGATTCGAACCTACGAATACGGAGGTCAAAGCTCCGGATGTTAACCGCTTCATCACAACCCAAAAACAATTTCATATCTTCAATTTATTTTCCTCTTTCGAGGAATAGAACTGGGACGGAATCGAACCGCCTGTATTCGAATTCAACTACTTATCTCTTTTCAGATAACATAGCTTGTGCGCCAGATATATTATCCTAGTGATCCAGTTCATATTATAATAGGAAGAAACTCTTCCTAAGAGACACATCTGAGGGTTGAACTCAGAACCAATTAAGGCTCCCCATCTGGAATGTGTCTACCAAGATTGAAACAACTTTGTAAAGCAAACCTTTTTAGAGTACTCTGATCTTCTTATAAGGCTCATCGCCACAAGAACCATAACCACATACTGTAAGTTTGATTGAACTTCCAAAGATCCTTACGATTTTTTCACGCACAGCTGCTATTCTGCTGTTACTAAATACGTAAAAGTTTAACCATACTTTTCGATTGCTCTAGCAGTAAACAAATCTTTCGTATAGCTTCGAAATTCCAGAACTACTGCGCTCTGTAGGTGGATCATACACGATATTGTGTAGTCAAACGGTACGGCAACTCGATGTTGAGAAGCGTTTTCTGTGACACCACAAATCTGAAATCTCTAATAGGACATCTGGGAGTCGAACCCAGTACAGACTGCTCAAAGTCTCTTCACCATCGAAGTCATGTCCCACCTCAACACTTTAGGAGGTATAAGAAATAAGAAATCTATTTGGGTAGCTAACCCAAATCCTGGATTCGGATTCGAACCGGCAAATACATGAGTTTCATGTGTTATAACCATTTAACTATCCAGGACGTTCCAACTGTGGCTTTGTTAGAACTAAGAAACAAGGTTTTAATAACCGCATTGATTTATTTATAAGATGAACTTCACCACTTAACAGCCTTGTACAAACCACAGAGCCGATATAATCATGCTACAAAACTTTTTCAAGGTTTTTATCAAACTTTGGAACTTATCAACTTTACTACGTGAACTTTATATCAAAAATAAGCTTTGAACTTTTAACTTTAAGGTTTGAACTTTCTATCTTTAAACTTTACAGTCATCCAGAATAAGTATCATATAATCTACCAATTATAGATTTTGTAATGTTTTTCAGATTATCACTCTGACCTTTTACATTAATTTTTGAGGCCAGCTTGTTTAATTTTTTACTTTACTCTATGCTGACTGAAAGACTAAAGGATTATAGTTCAGTGATTTTCGATAAGCAATGAAGGAAATCTTTTATACAACTGTTCGTATAACAATGGCTATTTAGCTATTATATGGGTCAAAAATCGCTTGTATAATTTTCAACCAATAATTCACTGACCATTTATTAATACTCAATTGTAACTGTTGTTAGTGCGTTACTTGTGCTTAAAACAGAGTCTACTTCTGCTTCAAATGAGGAAATTTCGTCAGATAAAACACGGATTTTATTTTGCACATTTATCGGATCAATCAACGCCCATGTGTTAAGATCAATGTACTGCTGTTTGGCTTTTGTAACTTCATCGGTAGAAGTTTTACCCTCTTTCTGTCCAAAAAGACCAGTTACATAATTTTCTGACTTACTTTCAAGAATCTCATTCTCTTTGTTTGTTTTTGCCTGTGCCTGAGAAAGCTGTTGCTGCATTCTGTCAAGCATCTGTCTCTTGAACATCATACTGTTATTTTTCATGTTGATTGTTTCTGCTACAGTACGTTCTTCTTCATTTTCTCCAATTTTAATCTTAACTTTTGTTACTGCATTTGAAAGCATTACTGCTCTCTGCAGAGCTTCAAGTCTACTCATAAGATCTACATCTTTGTCGTAACATCCTGTAATAATCTTCTCATATTCATCAACATCCATTCCGGAAATTTTTGACTGAGAATTTTTTTTGCAAGATACAAAAATTGAATTGTAAATCTCACTCTGGATTCTGTCTTTAAGGATTTTAATTTCTGCTAACGCTTTATGTACTGTCATAGTTTCTTTTGTCATAATTTTCTTCTCCTTTAAATTGAATTTTATTCTTTAAATTTTTAACTTTGAAATACTCATTTCTGAGTTAACGGCACCTGTTGGAATCGAACCAACATCTGATGATCCAAGGTCATCCGTGATAACCATTACACTAAGATGCTTTATATTGACGGTTGCTACACCGCCAAATATATCTTCGTCAGATAAAATTCTATTCACTCAGATTCGCTATTTTCTGAACCGCTCTCTTATGAACTGCTGCTACAGTTTCCTGGCAGTATCGCCCTTGTTCCATACCAGTCACTTGTATGTACTCTCTGTTTTCTAAGTTAGGCTTCACCTTACTTAATGTAAGGACCGTAAGTTAAGTTTATCGTCATTCTTATCTGGACTCTCTATTATTTACTTCTAAATTGACATTCAATTTATTTTAAAAAAGTACCTCTAACCGAACTTGATACCGAAAAGTTTTTAATTACAGTTACTAAGCTTTATTGTTAATTCCCAGAAATTAATTTGAATATTCTTCTGTACTTGTATCCGTAAACTTTATACTATAATGAATAAGAAAAATTCTAACTATCACTCTAACAATTAACCCAAACAATAACTCACTTACTTGTGTTAAATGTATATTTACTTTTATATAAATAATCTATATGTAAAAGTAACTGTAATACGGAAGATTGATTACATTAACTACTTCCCATTAGAGGTCAATATCAATCTCAAATTTGTACTCTGCTGAACTGTTTACAATATTAAGTTCTTCCTGAATTTCTGAAATTTCGGTATACACACTGTCATATTTTTTCTTTGCGTCCTCAAGATCATAATTCAAATAAGTGTATTCAATATCTTTGTTTATTGAAGTGTTTCTTATCTTTTTCTGTCTGGTAGCAAGTCTGCTATAAATACTCTTCTCTCTTTCGAGTATAGCTAATCTAATAATGTTGTCACCGACAGTAATCCATTCTTCATAACTACTGAGTTATTAAACACAGATTTTGCATGTCTGATTGTAATAATTTTCTTATCAATCTCATCAATCTGTGAGATAGTCTCATTCAGATTGAATTCTGCTTCCTGCTCTGCTTTGATCTGGTCGTAATTCTCAGTTATTGCCACAATGAATGTTGACATTTTAGAAATCTTATCTGTGAGAATACCTTTTTCTTGCTCTAACTTCTTAATCAGCTTATTGGCTGCATCAGATGTAACTTTAATCATTTATTATTACCTCCATATTTATTACTTCCGATTCTCTTTGCTTTTTGTTTCAGTTTTTCATTAATCTCTTTCATCTGCAGCGTAATGATTTTGTTCTGCAAGTAAGCAGGATTAATTGGAAACTGTTCATCTCTAAGAATTACTTCCGAATCTGCCTCAAATTTATTACACATTTTTACCGCTTCATCGTGATCAAAATTTTTCATTTCAATCTTAATGTCAAATCGTCCATCTCGAATAAGAGCAGGATCTAGTCTATCAATATAATTTGTTGTTGCTAAAAATATTGTTTTCTTACATGAGTTAATTCCATCTAAGAGTTGCAATAATGCTTGAAAATTTTCTTTGTCTGCAGAGGTAACACTATTATCACGTTTACTTACCAGAACATCGATATCTTCTAACACTACAACAGAATCTTCTAATTTTTTCCAAAATTCATTCTTTGAAATTAATTTTGATAAATCATTCAATGTGAACTTAACAAGAGTTAAGTCGTACTTTGTTGCCAAGACCTTGGCAAAAGTGGTTTTACCAGTACCAGGTTCACCATAAAGAAGGATGCCAATTTTGTGATTAATTCCACACGATGTAAAATACGTTTCAGAATTCAACCATGCGTCCAAATAGCTAAATATTTCATTTTTTTCTGGGAATATAATTGCGTTTTCTGAAATACCATCAATTTCATCGTCAAGTTCATTTGTCATCTTATCTGTTTTATCAATTTGCAGAGTATCTATTGTCATATATTTACTATTATATTTATCGCAAAATTTTCTAAAAAAATCTGCATGTTCTTTTCTATGAGGACCGATAAAATAAATATTTGCATAATCTAAAAAACTACCCTTACTTAATTTGGCAACCACTTTAGTTTTATCTTTGCAAGTAAATACAAATTTTCGTTCATATGGAAGCATATAATAAACTCTATCGTTTCTCACAAAGCACTGTTTATATTCCTCTATATCACCAATATATTTTTTGTATAGTTTTGGATCGAGTTTATTTAAATACCAGCAAATATTTTTAATATCATCAGAATATGATGTAAAAAATCCAACAATTAATTTGTCTTGAAGCCTATTAATCTTATCAACAAAATAATTTTTTCCAATCGTAAATAAAAAATCATTCACGTTGTATTCAATGGCATTTTAATTCCAAGCTGTTTTGTTAAATTTGCTGCATCTTGGAAATTATGTAGCAAAGCACCGGCATTAAAATATCGTGTATAATTTAGCATTTAATATCTCCAATCTATTTATTTACCAAATACCCTCTTGAATACCATATAGTTCGTACCGCCAGGAATCGCAAATATAATATTCTCAAAAGTATCTGCATAATATTCTTCTAATTCTTTTTTGAAACTATTCGCAACAAATTCTGCATCATTACCAAATACACCACATCCCCATGCGCCAAGAATTAATGTATTAACTTCCTCTTCTTTTGCAATATCAAACATAAAATGTATACGATCAACCATTACAGAATTACAATCGAAATCAGATTTACCACAATATTTTTGAGCTGCAGTTTTGTTTGGTGCTGCACAAGTAATAACATCTACATAAATTTCTTCATCATCTCTTATGAATAAAACATCAGGATTATATAACGCACGATTTGTATATAATGCGAAGTTCTTAGTCATTCTATTGAATTCATAATAATCTTCATCAAATTCAGATAATACATTATATAAGAAGGAACTATGGCAAAGCATTTCTTCCTGTGCAGATGAACCATCTAAAAATTTTCCACCTGGATTTTTATAGCTTGCAAAATTAAGAACTGCTGTTTTACCTGTATTTTCATAAGAAAATATTGCCTGTACGCTATCCATGTCTTCTACAGTGATTTTCTGATGAAAATCCGGTTTACTATCGCATTCTTTTTTACAATAAAATCCTTGATCATATACTTTTGTATTGTTTACACACTCAGTAATTTCCAAACTATATAACTCTTCCATTTTATTTGTGTGGGCATTTGCCTTTTTCTTTAACTCATTTTTTCTATCCCAATATCCCATTACCAAATCCTCACAATCTGGCGATATAGTAAAATTTCTTTATCATTTATCTGCTTATCATCATGTAAGTGTCCGAAGAACCATTTTTTAAATTCACACTTATATTTAATTTCTTCTAAATATGCATTTAGTTCATCTGTCTTAAAAGACCCATGACTATACAAAGCTTTTGTACTTGAAGTACAGTCATGTGTAATTATATAATCAACTTTCCAGTTGTTATTTTCTAAATTATCTAATCCAATTTGCATCTCTTCTTGAGTTGGCATTTCTTCTTCCCACCATGAGATGCCTTTTACTCTATAAAATAAATTATCTTTTCTAAGTTGTTTTTGTTTCTCTGTAAAGTCTGGATCATCTAAATCAAGCAAATTCTCAATATCATGGGATCTTGCACCGCCGAAAATAAATATTGTGCAGCCATCAATATTAAAAACTTGACCTCTCATTAGATGAAGTACATGTGGTCTAATCTCATGAACTAATCCACCATTCCATTCTTTTACAGGATAGTCATATAATCTATTGAATGCCTCGTGATTACCGTCTACAAAAAGAGTTGTAAATTTTTTGGCTTCAAGCCAGTTAAGCCAATACTTTTCTGAATGTGTTTCAGTTAGATAATTCCAAACCAATCCGAAGTCACCACAAATAATTACATAATTTTCATTTTGATCGGTAAACGTTTTCTGCTCTGGAAAATTATCCATACTTAGTCTTGTTACATCACCATGCGTATCTCCTGTTATGTAAATCACTGCTTTTCTCCAATTAATTCTTTATATTTTTCAATATCTACAACAGCATATTCACCGACTTCATATTCAAAATCATTTGTACAATTTGCTAATTTATGTACATCGTTAAACTGAGTGCAGCGTTTTTCGCACATATATCGGTTTTTATAAAATGATCCACCTTTACATTTTGTTGCTCTGACAATTTTTTTAGTTTTTTTATCTCTTAATGCGTATAAAACCTCGTAATCCTTATTTTTACTCATAAGATCCATCCTTTTACCATTTTCTCCAACCACCAGCTCCATCAGATACAATATCGCATCCGCAAATTTTACATTTCTTCCGAACACCTTTTGAAAAATGATGATATACTCCACTTGGCTTATGCAACCTAGAATGTCATGACATAATCTTTTTAATGGAGCAAATGGTGTAAACATCCAGATCATTGCCAATATCCATGTAAATAAGCAAATCGGAAATACTACACATAAAATCAACATAATAAATGTTTTAATTATTATCATATCTTCTCCATTTCTCTGGTCCACCAGTTAAGGCAGACCAGATTATTATGTATTACCAAACTTCATAAATTTTCTCTAAAACATCTTTAAACGATTCGGCTTTATCAATGTAAATACCACATTCGCATAAGATATTAATAGACTCATTTACACTATCAGCCTCGGTTAAAGCGTAAATAATATTATTGTGTAATTCTCTTTTATCCATATTATTTCTCTTCTTCGACAGTTGTTTCATTGGCATCGTCTGTCATATTAATAATTGTTCCGGAAGATCCACTAACCATTGGAAGTTCGCCATTCCAACGCTCCATCTTAATTTTCTCAATAAGTTCTGGAGTTAAGCTCTCTGCAATCTTCTTGTTTGCTTCTGCTTCGGCTTCTGCAGCAATCTTAGTAGCTTCTGCCTGACCTTCTGCTTTGATTTTTGCCTGTTCAGCATTAATCTGTGCGGTTTCTTTATTCTGCTCTGCTGTGATAAGAGCAACTTCTTTCTCTTTTTCAGCATTAATCTTCGCAGTCTTAGCTTCAATTGTTGCAAGTTCCTGATCCTGCTGTGCTGTTACCTTTTTCTGAATTGCAGCTGTAGTCTCTTCATCTGTTTCAATTCTTGTAAAGTTTACAGTATCAATAATAATTCCGTATTTGTCGAATTTTGCTTTGAGATAATCATCAAGTGCCTGATTAAGCTCCTGCCTTTTATCACCAAATACATCAGTTACAGGATATTTTGCAGATACTTCCTGAGACCACGCAATAATCTTAGGTTTAATGAATGTATTTTTAATACTTTCACCACTCTTACCTTTAAATGTTTTGAAAATCTCTGTAATTCTATCCTCATCAAAACGATATGAGAATTCCACATCTACATTGATTGATTTTCCATCAGATGTTGGAATATTAAAGCTTTCGTCTTTATCAGAATCGCCCTTATCATCTTTAGTAAGATAAGACTGTTCGAGGGCGATTGAATATTCCGTTACTTTCTGTGTAGGCGTTTTAAAATTCCATCCCTCTTTCATAGTTTCACCATTAACTCCACCATGAGTAGCATCATATATAATCCCAATATAACCAGGGTCAATCTTAACTGTGTTTAAACCACCCAATGCAAGTCCACCAACAATAACAGCTCCAGCAATAATTCCACCAGTTCTTTTTTTACTCATCTTTTTTATCCTCTTTGTTTTCATTTTCTTTATCTTCCATTGCATCTTTAACACCATTACTTAAATGTGATGAAATCCATCCGATAAACTTGAATGTACCGATATTTGCAAGTAAAATCCATAATAAAATTGCTCCAATAATTACTAAAATGTAGAATGAAATCATACTAATCCCCTCTTATTTTGTCCAATCGCCTGCAAATGCTTTTGGCTTCTCTGTCTTGATTTTCTGGATAGCTCTTCCAAAAGCAATCTCCTTCTTACCAGGTTTCATCCCAGACTGTGCAAGAACAGTCACATTTTCAGTAACTTTTGTCCATTTACCATCTTCACCTTTCACCTTGTAAGTTTTTTCTGTTTCTTCATAACTTTGTTCCATGCGTTTTTCTTTGTCATGTTTTCACCTCATATTGATATAATTGTTTTAAAACATATAGCACATAAGCTATAAATTTTTTTACATAAGCATTTTTGCCAAAGCTTCAAGTTCAAGCTCTGTACGCTTATCATCAGATAAAAGCTTATTCAAAGTGTTTTCTGTCTCTTTTAATTTCTTCTCTTTTTCTGCTCTAGTTAATACAGAAATCTGTGTATCAATATCGTGCATCCATTTATCAATAGTGAATCCAGAAATTGTAAACTCATCAAGATCCATATCCAAATCAGATGCAGCCATTTCATACATATGTAACTGTACTTTTAATAATTTTAGCTGTTCTACATTCATTACTCTAATGGACTTCTTGTCTACATCTGGTGGTGTAAACACAGTAGAAGTCTCAGACTGCAGTGATCTTGGAAGCTTCGCAAGCTCTTCTCTCTGTAATTCTACCTTCTTTTTTAACAATAAGATTGTTTCGTCATTTTTGTTTGCCATAGTTTTATCTCCTTTTTTTATTTAATATACATCTTTGGTATAATCATGGAATTCTTTACCATCCAGATGCTTATATATTCTATATTTTGGTTTTAATAAATTATATAATTCTGATAATAAATAATCTTTTCCATTGTATCCAAACAATCCAGTTCCACGATTTTTATACGCTTCAAAGTTATTTAAATCTTTATCGTATGCATTCATTCTATAAAAATTTTCAGAATTTGTTATTTCCAAAAGTTTTTCATAAGATAAATTGGCATATGTTATAGAATTATAATCTACTGGGTTATAGCTAAAGTGATTATTCTCAAGATCAGAAAACATTTCAGAATACTTTTGATTTGGTTTTTCATCAATGCAATCAATTAATATGTCTCCAATACTTTTTCTACTCTCAAAAATATAATTTTGATATCTACACCATCCATTATTTTCACCTGTACAGAACCAATAATATTTCCCTTTATTTATTTGTCTGTACGCACCATGTTTATCATCGTTTCGCATGGTCCATGTATCATCTAGTGATTGAAGCCAATATCCACCACCTCCTCGCCAATAAGTATAGTATCTGTTAATTTCAGTATCCCACTTATCAAATCTACCCATGTATATCCATTTCTCTTCATTTTTTGTTAGATATGTAGCTCCAATAATAAGATCCTTACCTTTAAATCTCTTCCCATTTTGAATTTTGTCTGTTCGAGTTTTTATCTCTTTATAATCAGGCGAATCTACAGGAATCAATATTAAATCTTTTCTGTCCCAACCATATACAAATTCTCCATCAAGTCCTTTACCTTTTAGACAATCACAATTCTCTAAAATATAAAGTAAATTATTAATTGTGATTTCGAACTCAAATCCTCTAGGATCATATATTCTACAGTAAGCTTGTCTGTGATTTCCCCAATCACCGGAATAGTCTCCTACTTTTTTATTTAGTACAAATCCTCTAGTTGGTTCATTATCAAAATCATCTGGTTCAATTTTTTCATCTCTCCAGTTATTCCAACTTGTTTCTTTACGAAGCTTATTTTTTTCATCATAATAGATTACATAGGCAAGCTCTTAGTATAGGTATCAGATCTGTTTTGATACCCTACTTTAATTTTCTTAGGAATATAAATACTCATTCAGTTTCCCTCTTATCATCGTAATACCATCGTTTATCAATCAAATCCTTTATAACACCGCTTTGCTCCATTCCAATCCACTGATCCAATGTAAGTGGCTTATAATCAGACAACATACAGAAACAGTCGATCATTTGAACAGGAATTGTTTTTTGTTCATCATCATATTTTGATTTACGTAATGTACTTCTCGTTATGTCTTTGAACTGTTCCACTAATTCCTGATCTTCCGTAAGATGAGTGTGTCCATGCAGCATCCAGGTAATGGGTGTACCATCTTTATCAGTACGAAACTGTCCATTGTAACAAAATATTGGATAGTGACATAAAACTACCTTTCTTCCATCGTCATGCATTTCTGCATAAGGTTTAATCCATTGAAATAATGACTGATCAAATTTCCTATCCTGTAAAAACTTATCATGTCCACCACTCACTAAAAACTTCTTCCCATTTAATTTGCGAAGTATTTCGTTGGTTTGCTCACCTTTGCCAAGTGAAAAATCACCAAGTATAACAACTTCATCATTTTTTCTTACTACAGAATTCCACTGCTTAATCATATAATCGTGCATCGCTTCCAGTGATTCAAAGCCACGTTTATCCATAGCGGTATTCATCCGTGTGTGATAAAAATGGTTATCTGCAATATAATATCTCATTAAATACCTCCGATTGAATCTTTACAAGTTTTTGTAACATTATCATAATTTAGTTTGTCGCTATATTTCATCCACTCTTGCAACTCAGAATAACCACATGAACACTCATGTATAACAATAGGGTATCCATAATCGTATTTAATTGCAGAACTCATATATTGACCACATTTAGGACATTTCCTCGTCATTATCCTCTTCTCTTTCTGCATATAATTTAGCATCAATATCGTTTAAAATATCTTCTTTGTCGTTATCCAACCTGTCATTAATTACTTCCTCTAATGCATATTTAAGCCATTTTCCGACATCTGGTCCTTCCGGTACGCCAAGTTCCATAATATCCTTCCCATTTATAGCCAAATCTTTTATAGAAAAACACTTCGCTTCTGCCAGAACTTCATTTAATATTTCTTCTGCACGAAAAATTTCCCATAGACGATCTTTTGCATAATACGGATTGTGTGCCATAATATCGCAGAATCTTACATCTAACAGTCTTCTAAGTTGTGCTTCACCAAGTTTATTCAGATATTTTTTAATTTTATTCGGTTTTGGTACAATTGTCATATCATGACTTGCTACAAGTTCTACTACAGATTCCCTAATCTCGTTGGAAAATTTTAGTCTACGAAGTAGTGACTCAGTAATCTCTGCACTTTTAACAGCATGTCCATAAAAATGCTCAATCCCTCGATCTACCGTTTTTGATTCAGATTTGCCAATATCATGCAATAAGATAGCAAGTCTGGTTTCTAATTCATGTATTCTACAAGCTATTAATGCGAATCTAGTGTGATTCCATACATCATAAATGTGATACATATTATTCTGAGAGCAGCCCATCATCTTACTTAACTCAGGAATTGCTGGTGAAATATCAATATAATAATCAAGTACATATTCCGGATGATCTGAAATAAGAATCTTACACAGCTCTGATTGTATTCTTTCTGCAGAAATCTTTGACAAACCATCATTTGTTTGTACCATTGCAATATTGGTATAGTTTTCAATATGGAATCCTAATTGGGCGGAAAACCTTACAGCTCTCATAATACGTAACGGATCTTCTGTGAATCTATCAACAGGTGTGCCTACACATCGTATAACTTTATTCTCAATATCTTTTAGTCCATTGAACGGATCAATAAATCCATCATCGTCATTATAAGCAATTGCATTCATTGTAAAATCACGTCTTGCTAAATCTTCGTGAATATTTCCGATAAATTTTACAGAATCTGGATGGCGACTATCAGTATATTTTCCATCAATTCTATAAGTAGTTATCTCGTATCCACGATAATTTACCATGACAGTTACAGTGCCATGCTGCAAGCCTGTTTCTACTACACGAAATCCTTTACTACGGAACAATTTACATACGTCTTCCGGTAAAGCGTTTGTGCAAATATCCCAGTCGTGTACAGGTAATCCTATAATAGAATTTCGTACAGCTCCACCTACAAGATAGGCTTCATAACCATTACGATTAAGCACATAGAATATAGATTTTACGGACTCTGGTAATACAATACCCTCTATCATTTTTACTCTCCTTTCTTTAAGATTTAATGTGCAGATAGGGATTTGAACCCTATATAAGCAAATTTTATCAATTTTGTTTACTGACATAAATTCGCCATTATAATATGCCTAATTTTGTAAATAAAGCATTATTATACGCATATATCCATTCTGCCACTGCACGACCTAATTTTTAAATGCATCTAAAATATTAATAGTGGTGTGCTATTACGCCAAAAGGGGACTTGTCCTTACCTGTTAAGGGGTGACGTATCATAACTCTTTACATCCTATTCTCTTACTCGTTTATCTTCGATTGAAGTTTTTCATACCTTTAGACTTAAAGCCCTACTCCTTAGATGATGGCTGCTTCTAAGCCAACATTCCACTATTCAACTTCTTAATTCTTTTTCTTCTTTACTTTTCCGGTGCAGAAACCTACAACAAAAGCTGTTGCAATACAAATGATAAATGCCCCGATATTTATAACAATCATTATTTGTTGTTTCTCCTTCGTTTCATCTCAGCAAGTACTTCATCAGCCGCACGATTTCTTTCCTGTGTTTCCATTCTGCGATCCATTGCCTCTGTACTTGTGTCATAAGCAATCTGCGCTCCTGCTGCACGTTCTCTTGTTTTCTTCGCACCCTCGCGCACTCTTTCAAGCATACGGTCACTTTCGTTTGTGCTTGCACTTGCATTCATGCCCTCATGCAGAGAAATAATCTGCTGATCTGCTTCCATCTGATAAACCGTTCTTTCTTTTTCCTCTTTGAGTTCATCAAGTTCCTGCTTAATAGCACTACGGATTTCATTCTGCTGCTCTTTTGCTTTTTTGTATTCTTCAATAGTATCTTTCAACGTCTCAATCTTACCCTGAATAGTAATCTTCTTCATAGCATACTGTCTTGCAGTATCATCATCACCAGAATCCAGACAATTATTGATAGACTTATCAATCTTCATAAGTTCTTTTTTGAGGTCGTACTGTTCTTTTTCTGCTTCATCCAGTTTACCGGCAATCTCTGTATAAGACTGTTCTGCTTTGCTGTACAGAGTCTCTTTTTCTCTGATCGCATTATTGAAATAATCTCTTGCACCATCCGGCGTAGAAGCGTCCTGTCTTGCGATTTCTTCCGTTCTTCCTCTGAACTTAATTACGAGTTGCTTGAAAAATGTTTTGTTTAAAATCAGTGCCGCAATAATAATTACTCCCAAGATTGAGAGACAAAAGATAACTACATTACTTGTTCCTACTGTCATTTTATTCTACCTCTACTTCAAATTCTTTGCACAGTTCTAAAAGACCGCCATCCCGTCCTTCTCCTACTGCATGAAACTTCCATTTTGATTCATCACGATAAATTTCACCAGCAATGATAGCTGTAGAATTTCCGAACTTCTCTTTGAGATCGTATCTCATAATTTCGTTTCCAGTTACATCATCTACAATACGGATATATGAGTTTTCCACCATGCCAAAATTCTGCATACGGCGTTCTGCCTCAAAAATGGTCACACAAAATACTACTCTGTCCGCATATTTTGGAAGTTTTTCAAGATCCACTTTGATGACTTCATCATCACCCTCTCCAAAGCCTGTTAAATTATCTCCACTATGGATTACTCCACCACTCGGATGTTTCAGGTTATTGTAAAATACAAAATCATTATCAGATCTTGTTATACCAGCTTTGGTAACAACAAACGCAGAAGCATCCAAATCAAAATCTCCATCATCATCATACTTTGCTGTGTCCCAACCAAGGCAAACGGAAATTCTATTTACAATACTGTCCTTTGACAGTGCAACTTTATCTCCCTTTTTAAGACTTATTGACATATCACTTTATCTCCTTCATTATCTCCTTCGTTATTTGTATCTTTTTGCCATATCAGAAATACTACCATCCTGTGTTCCCTCACCGATAGCTTTAAACTGCCATTCATCATTTTCGTCACGATACAGCTCTCCAACGATAAGTGCTGTACATTTGTCATAACCATCTGTAAGATTGTAGCGACAAATTTCTTCTTTGGTTGCATCATCTACAATTCTTGCATAACAGTTTTTGATCATTCCAAAATGCTGCCCCTTAACTCTACAGTTGTAGATATTCACAACCACTACCAACTTCTTAATATCCGGCGGCATTTTCTTCAAATCAATCGCAATCTGTTCGTCATCATTTCTTTTGCCCTTTCCACCAACAAGATTGTCACCCCTATGTTTAATGCAACCGCTACCATGTGTAAGATTTCCATAATAAATAATATCATCAGATCTTGTCAGACTACATTCTGTAACTTCATCTGTTTCTACCTTTGAAAAAAGTCCGAACAGTCCAGATTTCACTTTCTTTGAAATTCGTTTTGTGGATTCACGAAGTATAAATACAGAAGAATCACAATCAATTCTGCTTCCGCTCTGTGCCATATCCCATCCAAGTCCTACAGTTACATTTGCCAGTTTCTCTACTGCTTTTGAAAGATTTACTTTTTGCCCTTTTGTTAAACTTACTGCCATTATTTATTTCCTCCTACATTAAACTCCAAAACTACTGCAAAGTGCCTGTAAACCACCGGAATATCCCTGTCCAATAGCATTGAATTTCCATTCTCCGTTGTGGCGATACAGTTCGCCAAGAACCATTGCTGTTTCTGTGGAATAATCTTCTCCCAGGTCGTAGCGGATCATCTCTTCATCATTGTCTTTGTTTACCATTCTAATGTATGAATTGGAAACCATACCGAAGTTCTGCAGTCTCTCTTCTGCCATATAGATAGTTACTGTAAATGCAATTTTTTCAACATCAGCCGGAATCTTTGTCAAATCAACGATAATCTGCTCATCGTCTCCATTGCCTAAACCAGTAAGATTGTCACCCATATGCTGAACTGCACAACTTGAATGTTTGAGATTGTTATAATATACGAAATCATCTGAATTTCTTACTTTTCCATTTGCTCCAAGAAGAAATGCTGCCGAATCCAGATCAAAATTATCACCATCGTACTTATTTGCATCCCATCCCAAACCAACGATAATCTGCTTTAATCCTGCGTTTCCTTTTGTAAGATCTACTTTCTGTCCTTTTACTAAATTTACCATAATATTTTCTCCTTTTATTTTCTAGGAGTGGCATTTTTACCACTCCATTTATTATCTACTACTCGAAATGAAATAGGATATGCCATAACAGTTAAAAGGATAAATGGCAGAAACTTTGTTGCACATGCAAGCCCCAGCCTACGGCGTAACAACACAAGGTTATATTTTCAATTTTCTTGTACTCTTTATCTCTTTTAACCATATACTTTCCTACTTTCTTTTAATTTTTATAACAGCTTTTCGTACTAAATCAATTGGGATAATCATAAATGCCAAAACAACTGTTACACCCCACTGCATAAGCGTCATTGCTGTACATCCCATAATATCTCCACCAAACTGTGCCAAAACAAATGTTAAAGCAAAAATTGCTACTGCAATTTCAACAAAGAGCTTATTCTTTCTGATTCCTTTAAATAAATTGAATCCATCGGTTCTGATGTTAAATCCATTAAATGTTGCCATCATAACAAGAAGTGCAAATCTAGCTGTTGCATAAACAGACTCATTATTTCCGAAAATTTTCTGTACCGGCGGCAACAGTGTAATACCGAAAATTCCAATAAATGCCACAACTGATACTGCAATCTGACCGATAGTTTCTTTTGAAAGAAGTTTTGATCCTTTTGGAATAGGTTTTTCTTTCATATATTCGTCTTTCGCAGGTTCTCCACCAAAGGAAAGGGAATTAAGAGAATCCATAACAATGTTAATTACAAGAATCTGTACCGCAGCAACTGCTTCCACAGACATAATAATTGGATATAAGATACTGAGAAGTACTAGACCTATATTGATAGGTAACTGAAATTTTAAAAATTTCATAACATTGTGCATAAATGTTCTTCCAAGAAGAACCGCATCTGTAATAGATACGAAGTTATCATCTGTGATAATAATGTCGCCAGCTTCCTTACATACGTCTGTTCCAGATCCCATTGAGAATCCAACATCTGCAGCTTTCAGTGCTGGTGCATCGTTAGTCCCATCTCCTGTCATACCAACACATAATCCAAGTTCTTGAGCTAAACGCACAATTCTAAGTTTAGTGTTTGGTGTTGCTCTAGCGATAACTTTAATATAAGGAAGTTTTTCTTTTGCTTCTTTGTCTGATAATGCATCAAAGTCAATAGCTGACATAGCAATATCAGATTTACTTGTGAGCAGTCCAGCATCTTTTGCGATAGCTTTTGCTGTGTCGATAACGTCACCAGTTACCATCATTACCTGAACTCCTGCACCGTGCATTTTTGCCACCGCTTCTGGTACTTCTGGACGTACATCATCACGAATAGCAACCAAAGATGTAATAATAAGATCATTTGGGAATCCATCTTCTGGAAGCTTAGAAGAACTATAACCAGTAGCAATTACTCTCATTGCTTTAACGGTATATGATCTTACAATCATTTTAAGTTTATCTTTATCAATAGGCTCAAGACCGTTTAGAGTCACGTATTTTGTTGCTGCATCAATCAATCTCTCTGGAGCACCTTTATAATATGTAAATGTCTCACCGTTATATTCTGTTTCAACAGCACTAAATTTATTTGCACTATTAAAACTATTCTTGTTTACAATAGTTGTAGATCCAGTGATTTTCTTATACTCATCTGCATTAACTAAAGAAAGTAATGCTCTCTCTGTGGCATTTCCACCAACAATTTTATTATTTTCATCAAACATTGCACTACTATTTAAGATGACATTATATTTAAACAAATTATATGTATTTTCATCTTCTATAATAGATTTTCCATCACCCATTACATTCTCTACTGGAACAAGTTTCCCAACTGTAAGCGTTCCTGTTTTATCGGTACAAAGTAACTGAATATTACCTGCTTCTGGAATTTTGTTAGTGTGTTTAGCTAGGACATTGTGTTTAATCATTACTTTTGCATTCTGCGCGGTAATTAGATTAATAATAAGCGGTAATCCTTCTGGTACTGCTGCGACAATAATGGTAAGCGCAGTTACTGCAATGGTAAGAATATTCTTCAAAATACCAATCCAACCCATTCCAAAATATTCTGCAACGCCACCATACTGAATAATATTTGTGATAATCAGTGCTACAACAATGATTGAAGCTCCGATATATCCAAAATTACTAATCTGACCGGCAAGATCATCTAACTGAATTTCCAGTGATGTCTTTGTTTCTTCGATTTCATCAATGGTCGAAATTGTCTGACCGTTTACTGTGTCAACACCAACATTAGTTACGAGCATCTTTCCTTCACCGTCTGTTACCGTTGTTCCGGAAAACAGTGCGTAAGAATTTGTATAATCACTTGAATCCGCTTTTCTCTGACCACCAAATGCGATAGGTGAATCTTCTTTATCCCATGCTGTTTTTTTGCAAGGCTCTGACTCTCCATTCAATACAGAGTTGTCAACTTTTACATTTCCTTCTACCAGATAACCATCTGCATGAATGGCTTCTCCGGACTGAATGATAACCAGATCACCGACAACCAAATCATTTGTATTGATATGCTCGATTTTTCCATTTCTGATTACATTACAATAATGAACTGATGTCCTATCCTTCAACTCTTTTGTACTTTTCTGGCTTTTCAGTCCGGTGTTCATTCCTAACAATGCGATTGCCAATAATACTACTGCTACACCAATCGGCTCTGAGTAAGATCCCTGTCCAAACACTGCAATAACTGTAAATACAATCATCATTGCTAAAAGAATCTGATTTATGTGATCTTTAAATGTTTCCATAAAGAACTGAAACCATGTTTTCAGCTTTTTCTCTGGCAGTTTATTACTACCATACTTTTCTCTCTGCTTTTCTACTTCACTACTTTTTAAACCGTACAAAATTAAATTTCTCCTTTCACAATTCTTTCGTTTACAGACATAACAAACTCATTGATTCTTTTATAATCCGGACTGTCTGGAAGTGATGTGTTTTCTGCATCATATTTCAGTCTCTTTTCCAACTCGTTTACCATCTCAAAGAATTCTGGAATTGGCTGTTTGTTTTCATCCAAATATTTACCGTTTCTAATATCCATCAACAAATCATGTTCTTTTTCTCTGTATGTAATAATCTTCTCATTTTCCAAAATATCAAAACACATATAGTATAGGCGAACCAGGTGCATCATGTGTTTCGACAACTTTCCATGCTCTACCGCATGTTTATTACGCTTACCAATTTTCGAGTAATCTTTAACAATATTATTCATTTCGGACCACATAGACTTATAGTCACGTAATGGATAATGCTTCAGATTAATATCCATGTAAATCTCTGTATCAAAATCTTCTTGATGAGATTTATCAATATAAAGCTTAATAGAGTCTTCTGGAAATGAAAAATATTTCTCAGGGAAAGTATAAAATGCATTGTTTATCGAATTTAAAATATGTTGTTCACGCTCTGTTTGTCCTACTAAACGAGCTGCCTTGTTATTTGTTCTTCTTAATTGTTGCGAAGCATAACCACCAAATGAATAAATTGCCCTTTTAGATAAAAACATATGTGCATTATCTAATATTTCTTGTCCAATTGGATGAATATATAAATAATGTTCTGGTTTAAGCCCTCCTAGCTCAATAACATTAGGGTTGCAAGCTGCCATAAGATAAATAATCTTATTAAACGCATAAATAGTTGTATCTGTATCTTCGTTGATAAATTGTTCAAAATTCTGGTTAGTAAGAATTTCATGCTTTTTATTTAAGCAAATTCCCCTCAAATCCAAATCGCTCGTTCCGTCAGATTTTTGAGTACCATAGCTATAGCTTCCACCTAACCCCAACAAAATAATGTTGGAGCCAAGGTGTTCATTGTTTCTCAGAAAATCATAGTCCGGACCAGCTACTTTTTTCTTAATCTCTTCAATGTTCATATCAGTCAAACCTATCAATCTTAATCATTTTTACAATGTTGCCGGTAGTCACTTTTACAATCAGATTCCACTCTTTATCTTTACTGTAGCCAACACCACAAGCACTTGCTTCATCTTCACCCTCAATAGGTGTTGAAGCTGTATATGCCTCAAGTGTTTTTCTAATTTCCTGTAAATCACCCTTAAGCATCTCAGTAAAGAAACCACGTCCAACTCCGCCTGTCATATCTTTGCAGTCTTTCAATAAGAAGAAAGTATGTTCACCAGATCGTTTATATGGATTTTCTCCCCACATGTTTGGAGACGGAATAATTGCAACAACTTCTGAGAATCCGTTGCTAATTCCCCAAGTTTCTTTAGTTTCTGTCTTTTTAGAATTTGCAGTAAACTTAGGATCTTCGCCATGACTATAATCAAATTCAAATACTACGTCTGTATTTTTTCTACAACTATCACTTATAAGATTTCCATCATAAGTATAAATTTTTCCATTTACTTCAAGCTCTAATTTATATGGATTTTGGGTTGCTCTATTTGTATAGTTGTTGACAAAGAATTTATAACGTCCTTCTGGAGCAGTTCCAGTTGCCCAACGAATATTCTCGACAGGAGTTACTGTTTCGCCATTAACATTTGCATCAACATCCAATGAACCATATCCATGATTTTTATGACCAAAATAAATTTCTACTCCATCAGGACAAATGCAATGCACATCAAGATCGGTACGTGTATTCCAGATTAGAGAACATCTGATCTCACAACTTTCATATTTTGCACCTTTTGCTTCAAGTCGCTCACGAATTACAGAATCAATACCACTCTGGTAATACCAAGAGAACGGATTGTCCCAGTTCATAATATTTTCAGCTTCCGGAACCGTAGCTGTTACCATTCCCATAAGATGAGTTGTTCCATCAACCTTTACTTCTAATTTATCTGCGGTAGGAAGAATTGTTTTCCTAAATTTGTCCCATGTCATAGTCACCTGTGGAATTACAGATTTTGTCTCATTACTATCTGTAGTTTTAGTCTGAACTCCTGCAAATACTCCAGTCTTTACTTCCTCTTTCTTCTCAGTTTTACTCTTCCAAATAAACTCATTCTCAGGAAGCTCATCCAGTTTTGCATATCTTCTTCTAAGTGAATCTGCAAGACCAAGTTTTTCAATAAGTTTTTCAGCACTTTCAACAGCTCTCTGAGTAGGTGCAGACTGTGAACGTCTATAATTCTCAGCACTCATATTTGTCTCAAATTTTCGTTTGATTGTATCAAAGTCATCTCCATCTACAATATAATCAAGTAATGTACCTAACATACTTCCGGAAATGTGAGTAAATCCATTTGGAGCTGTAGCAGCATATTTCCAAATCATATTAGTGTGCTGTGGCTGATCATTGATAGAAGCAATCTTCTCTTTTGTTTCCTTAAACCATTTGCACATTGCTACATAGCTGCTACCTCTATATAAACTTCCGGATTCTAATAAATTAAGTGCCTGATCAATCTGTGACATGGAATACTTCTCAAGTGCTCTTTTCAGCATTCCATAATCTTCAGCTTTCTCAGCAGAAACCTGTGAAGCATTTTTTACTCTTGATGTATTGATCATTACTCTTGGAAGTTTTACAGAAAAATGATGGAATCCATTAGTATCATATGTTCCAAGATCCACATAGTCTGATACGAATATATCCTGGACCTGTGCAGATTCAACAATCTCTTTCATTTGTGTAATTGGTTCAATAAACATTCCAGGGATATTTTCAATATTCCAAATAGCAGATTCAGTTGTTCCATCGTCTTTAATAAATACAAGTCCACCAAATCGATCTACAAAGTGTTTACAAGCTCTACATGTATATTCCTGTTTGCAAGCATCTGGAAGATAGTAAAGAAATGTGTCAAATAAGTCAGATACGCTTGTTCTGAACAATGGTGTTTTTACATTGTCTTTTAATTTTGATGCAAAAGTTTTCTTAATGTTTTCAATAAGTTCCTCATATCCATTGTTCTCATTTTCCAGATTTCCGGATCATACATCTTCATAATTTTTTTCTCCTTATTTTTTATTCAAAATATTTTTTAATGAGTTTCTTGGCAGATTTATCAGGAAGTAATTTTATAAGTCTAATAATTTCTTTAGTACACTCTCTTTCAAAATCATTGTCAGAGTCCTGTACCTCTTTATTGAATTTATCAATATATGAATTACTTACTTTCTGCTCCTTAATACTTTCTTCTCTCTTTTCTTTCATTTCATTCTGAATTTTCTTCGCTCTTTCAATATAGTCATCTGCAAGAAAATCGTCATACTGCATACTTACAGCATCTCTGATCTTATTTGTGAGATCCACTGAAAGAATTGTTACAGCACCCATCGTTGGACGCATAACTGAGAGAAGTCCTTTTTCACTCATTCCTAACTTCTCATAAACTGTTTTAGCTCTACTGAAAATTTCTCTATCTGTCATTTCATAGAAAATTAATTCTGCTTTTGTCATATATATTCTCCTTTTTAAAACTAATCAATTGCTATAAAATCAAATTCTTCTACTTTATAATTATCGCTCTCATAATGACGCAAATTAACTTTTAAATCATCAAATGGAAGACACGCAGATGCAACACGCATGTTCTGAGGATAATCTTTCAGAACATCAATTAATTCTTTTACAGTTTTTACCGTCATTTGTATACTCCTTTATTGATTTTTCAAGAGAATTGTATTACAGTTATCAATTAAGATATTAGTAGTTCCATGGATACCACACCAGGAGCGTTGCACGTCACTATATCCTGGTGTAGAACCTGTGGAAGTGCTTAAAGCACGTTTAACATATGATTATGAAAGGATAGACCTTATGATAAAGATCTTATTATCTGGTAGCTTTGGAATTACTATCATTTATGCTATCTGTCATATTACTTCTATAGTCGGAAAGTGCTATTTAGTACGAAAAGTCACTGAATCCAACTTATCTGACGAACAAGTAGAATCAATAGCAAAAATGATGTCTAAAGATATCAATATTAATATCCCAATTAATTAAACATATGTTCCTTCTTTTACGATGGCTGGTCATCACGACAGTCCTCTTTTATTTTAAGAACAAATGGTGATTGCTCATAAAACCAAACTTTTATCGCTTTGTCTTGAAATTATTTTTCACTACAATAATTGTTACAATAAGAAAGATTACAAGCATCACAAGGCTAATCCACAATGGAATTAGAACAACTGTCCATGACCATGTGATTAATCCGGTAAGCTTAAGTACCAGAAACACAATTTGTAAAACACCTAGAATTCCAATTCCACTTGAACTGCTACTATTTCTTTTGTTATTCATTTCTCTATTCCTCCTATTCTTCAACTTTATATTTGCAAACTAATGGACATTCTTCTTCATTGCATTCATTATCAGTCAGTTCACATCCGTATTCTTTATAGCCGGTATCCCACTCAGAATAAGATACATAATTATATTCGCAATCATCTAATTTGCATTCTATAACTTTATCTTCCATAATTAATCCTGCTTCGTTGCGATAGATTTAATATTATTCTCAAGCTGCCTATATGTATTATTTTGTGTAAGTATATTTAATACCGTGTTTGAAAGCATATCTTTAGTAGTATTGTCAAAAGTTTCTTTCATGGTGCGATTAATCTGATCACGAATATCTTCAAAGTAACTATCCATTTTCTTTTTAATTTCTTTTTCCACATATGTTTCATAATATTTTTTTATATACTCATCAAATGTTACTTCTTCGTATCTGTCATATTTATCCATCATTCTGAATCTCTCATTGTCTAATCGTTCTTTTAAGCACTTCTTTATATACTCTTCAACTGTGTACTCATTTACATCTGCATCGCCCCAGAAATCTTCTTTTCTGACAGTAATTTTAGTATTTGTAATATAATCATTTACAAATTCATTGAAATTTTTTGTCACTACTTCTGAAATAATATCGCCACCAAGTTTTGCTACCTGTTCTTTAATGGTATCCTCTACTTGCGATTTAACTGCTTCTTCAATATTTCCAGACACAGATTTTTCAATGAGATCCTGCAAATTATCCATTTCAAATGTTATCTTCATTTCTCCACTCCTCCTTATTACCTACTTCCAAAAGAAAACTAAAAATGTTACAACAATTTGTGCTAAATGAATTATCTGATCCTGAATTAAATTAATCTTTTTCTTATTTGCTTTCATATTATCTGTAATCATGTGAATTATTACATTAAGCACAAACACTAACGGATAATAATGTCCACCAAATATAATTACATACAATGTTGGTGCAAGCATCATCATAAATGTCCAGCTAAAACTATGCATAAATAACGCCATCAGATAATCATGCTTATATAAATCATCTGGAGCATTTTTCTTCCACCACGATTTTTGTTTTGCAGACGCTAACCATCCTTGAAGATAATAGTCATCCACTATATGGCAAAAAATCATAGTGATTAAAATAATGAAATATTTCATCTACAATACCTTCTTCCCTATTCAATTTTTATTTATTCTGGAAATTAACTGCGGAATCGCAGCTATAAGAATTAATCCCAGGAGATTTTATCTCCATCTATTTTGTATCTTTTGTAATATTTCATTCCCATGTCAAACAAAATTTGTCTATATTGCTTCTTATACGTATTCCATGGATTAAAATAATATTCATCGTTTGCAAATATAAATGTTGTATGTTTTTTACCTTCCATCATTGCCATAGATATTCTTCTATTTTGGTCATAAACAGCACTATTAAATACATCCTTTATACGTTTATTAATTTTGTAACATTCTACTTTTTTAGTAATAAAAAGGAATTTTATATATACTTTTTTCAATTTTTTCTTGCAGCATTAAACATATAAGAAAAATTATTAAAATGGTAAAAACCATAATACCAATAATAGCTATAATTGTACTGAACATAAATTTCTCCAATCAAACTAAATTTTTATGCGATCAATAAATTCTCTACTCTATTAATTTCTTCTTTTAATCGCTTAAGTCTATTCTGAATAAGGATATTAAAGCCTTTTACCGCATCTTCATATGTATCAGCATAAATCCTCGCATAGCAGCTAACACCATTTTTCTTTAATTCACCATTCTTTTTATATTCATAAAACATAAAATCAACTATTCTACCTTTTACTGGTTTACAGAAGAAATTGGTCGCCCTTTCATCTTCTAAATAAGCAAATGCAAAAACATCTCCGTCCTTAATTTCATCTTCTCTATATTGCAATCCTGCCTCTTCAAAAATTTTATGAGTATAATATTGAAGCGCACCGCCAATAGTATATTTATCAATTTTATAATGTATCATTGTATTCTCCTTAAAATTTCTATACTTCGTTTGTTAATGCGTGTCGTAACATATAATCACAACATCTCCTTAAATATTTTCCGAAACTTTTTAATCTATCTGCCGATAAAGTAAATCTGTACCCTGTATTATCAAAGTCCCATAAAGAAAATTCATAATAATCTGTTTTTCTATATTTATGAATAACCCAATTTACTCCATCTCCAAAAGTAATATGCTCATGATCTAATATTGGAGTTATATGTGTTTTTCCATCAGCATCTTCCCATATATACTCTTCTTTACCATCAGCCAAAATATTACAAAATTCTGCAATTAGTCCAATAATTGAATTTTCATCTCCAAGACATTCAAAATATCTTGCGTTCATCATCCAATTTGGTCCTTCATCTTTATACTGACTAAAGATAGACCATACATAATCCACTTCATAAACTTCATCCCAAGACTTTTGTGGTTTTGAATATTTACCATAACAGCGTGATTTCCTCGGATAAAATCTGAAGAGTAATCTTGTTTCTTCGCCTGGATAATCATCTTCTTCCAAGATAAAATCAATCTTTTGTTTCTTCATTCAAAATCTCCTTACTAAGTTCTTCATAGTATTTATTAATTTGATAATAACAGAATGCATTATTCAACGAATATCCTTCATCACATTTTTTCATAACCTTGCTGAAAAAAATAGAAACTCTTCTTCGTTATAATTATCAAAGCACTCTTGATACCATTTTTGAACTTTTTGCCTAATAGTAAATTTTCTTTTATTCATAAATTTTCTCTGTAAAAACTAAATTCTATAACCCAACAAATAATCCGAATAATATCAGTATCTACTTTTTCATTTCCAAATACATCCTGGAGTATATAATAACCATTCAAATTTTTTCCTAAATAGCTTATATCTTCATATAAAATATATTCAGTACGATTTCTACCAATGGAAACTAATGCTATAAAACTTATCCTATAGCTTTTAGGAGGATCTGACTCTCTCCACTTATCTACATATCCATTGTACATAGACATTAAATGCCATACTTTTTTGTCCATATAATTACCACAGCATTTCCGAGATAAGCCAAGCAGGTCCATCATCAGGTTTGATCTGCCTACAACTCACAGCATGATAATAAGCCTGTTCTCTATTTAGAAATTCTCCATCAGTTGTTCTAAATCCTTGTTCAAGTTCTTTGTATCCTATTTTGGGTTCAAAACCAAGTGCTGCCAATTGTCTAAATGGAGCATCGTGTCTCAATCCACATAAAATAACCTCTTGATCAGTTTTCTCAATATAAAACTTTACTGCAGCTGCTATAATCATTTTTTACCGTATCTCTCCTTAAGTTTATCTGTTAGTGTTACTGCCACAACATGTGTTCCAAGGTAATAATTAAGGGCAGTACCGATTAGATCATATCCCTCGTCTACAAGGATATTCTCAGGCAACCTGATTCCCTTTGATTTAATGTCATTCTCAGTTAACGGTATCGGAATACACAAGTCTAAGTCTTCAGCCATTTTTAATAAATTAGCAGCCCTATCTTTTGTTTTGGTTAATATAGGATATTGAGTTGTTGCGCTTGTATAAAGTAACTGTGCACTATTTCCGGTACCTCGATCTTTGATAATTAAATTTGTACTCATATATTCTCCTTTACAATCCAAGTTCTTCAATTACCGGCAATACCTTATCTGTTAATTCTGGATAAAATTTTGCTAACGTCTCTCTAGCATTTAATGGCTTGTCTGGTTTTGTATATCTTGCACACTCCCAGTCAATTACCATTTGTATAAAATCAGAATGTGTTTTTGCTTTAACATTATGATGAGGCATATGGAGCCTGTGCCAATAGCGTACTTTCTTATAATCAAAAAACATATATAAGAACATTTTATCTAAATCATGAAATAAGCTTCTAAAAGTATTATATCCCAATAACTGTTTCTCAATTTTTCTAAAAGCTTTTCTATGATCTGATGTATATTTGATTCTATCCTTATTCTTCATTTTTCTTCTTTCTTTCCAGTTTTATCATACCAATAATAATTAGATTTCTTCTCGTCATTCTCAGTACCTTTTTCTTTTATCCAATGATACTGCCCTTGATCACGACAAGCCATTTTACAAGCATTCATAATAGTTGTAAAATTATTTGATTTTAACATCAATAATTCCATATCAAAAACTTTGAACTCTCTAATTAGTTCTGATTTTTCCATGTCTTTTTCAGACACCCCATAGATACATATTGTATGAGTCCACTCATAATATTCGCATTTATTGCATATAGAAATTAAGCTATTATCTTGAGTGATTCTATTAATAAATCCATTTGCAATCTTAGTCAGATATTCCTGGTTGAATGAAGAAACAACATCATCATTTATTTTGTATGCAATTTTATATGTACCTGTTGGACCTTCACCATATTCCCCATAATACTCATTTACAGTTTTAATACCTGCAAGCATTTTAATTGGTCTTGGATTATTAGCAACAATTCCAACTTTCTTAGCGTATTCTAATAGATTAGGATATTTATCATAATTTCCAAACGGAATGCCGCATTGAACTGTAAAAGCAACTCTAAAAACTAACCAAGTTTGTCTCATATTTAGTTTGCCACTAGAATCTATAAATACATTTTCTGTCTCTCCATTTTCGTATAGTTCCTTAATTTCATCAGGATTGTAATATTTTCTTCCATTAGAGTCGTACCATCCAATGACATCAGTGTTTCCACTATACGAATCCATTTCATCAGTTATTATATAAATTTTATCAACAAAACGTTTTTTTTCATTCTTCAATTCTTCCATACTTTATCTCCAAATAAAAAGTTTATTCTATACTCCCATAGCAATCATTGGAAATGCAAATGCCCATAAACAAATTGGATTTTTTGTAAAATATAACGCTACAGATACTGCTATTGCAGTGCCAACCCATGCTGCTACCTTACTTACTGTATTATTATTCATTATTTTTCTCATTTCTTTCTAATTTTCTTCCACAATACGGACAGTATATAAAATTATCAATATTTGAAGTTAGCTTAATTAACCCTTTTTCTTCTGCCTCTTTATATAACTTTAGTTCTTTCAGCCATTTAATGAGTTGCCAATGTTGTATCTCTATTATTTTACAATTTGATTTTATATCATTATCAATAGAATCAACTGACTCAAAATTCATAGCGCTACGTGCTCTTTCCACTATTTCTTCTTCGTAAGCAATTGCTTCATCTAGCGTTATTCTTAACATTTTTCTTCATCTCCTCTAACTTCTTCTCTATCGGATTAATAATCTCTTCCAATACCTGCTGCTCGTAATTTTCTTTCCAAAATTTCTCTCTTTTCCAAAACGGAACTTTTTTAACTTCACCTATTAAATCAATACACGCCATAGCTGTCAGCATTCCCCAGCATCCATCACATGCTCTTTCATTACACCAATTTGTGAATTGTTTAAATTTCATTTTTGCGTTCCTCCATTTTTTTCTCAGCTTCTTCACGAGAAAAATAAACCTTTGCTTCTTGCTTCTTTTCTAAAACTCCGTTAATAATTTGTAAATGAAAGCCTTTTTTATCAATATGAAAAGCGTCCACTTTGTGTTCTACAATTTTAAGAGGTCTTCCTACAATATCATACACTGTATCTCCGACCTTGCACGGCAATCTCACAAGCAAGCCCTGTTCTTCTAAGTCTTCGTAGTCAGCAAGTTTTTTAAACACTTGTTGGATATAGCAATTCTTGCATCCATCTACTGCGTTTTTACAAAATTCTTCGCAAGTTTTATTCCCAACGCCAATGATATATGTGCATTCATCGTCTGAATAATCTGTTAATCTCTCCATCTACTTCACCTCTTCCATCTGACTTTCTACAGTATCTGCAAGTAACTTCAAGGACTTGATAAATGAGTCCGTCAATGCTATTCTGTCTGGGTATTCAGCAAATGTTCTGACAAGGCTTATAGCATCTTTGAGCTCCTTCTCATCTTCGACGATTTTGGATGCTTCAAGCAATGTCTTTTCAAAGCTGTAAGTAGCGATCTTATTATCGTAAAAAATCAATATGTTTGGAAATGGAATTTCGATAGGGTTTAAATCGTTTTTGCTCCCCATGTGAATCCTTGCAATTTTGCTATTTTCAGAACACCCAAATATTCTTCCTGTGTCTTTACGAACACGTTTTTTCCTGTTAAATTAATCATATTTTTCCTCCCTTAATCTTATTGCTCGCTTTACCTCTTTATCAGAATCTCTGACAACTCTACCACTTGCGCATTTTACACATTTGATTCTCCAACCACCTTTATATCTTTCGAAATGTCCATAACCTGTTGGGACTTTTTCACCGCAACAATAACAAGTTCCTGGATACCTATTCCTTGCCATTTACTTCACCTCTCCTGTAATTTCATCAATACACTGATTCCACCCTTCTGCGAATCCCGCATCAAATGTATTAGCCGGATAGTCTCCATTGTCTTTCTCTGGCAAATCCATAAGTGGACACCAATCAGGTTTAGATTGACGATATCCGTATATACAGTCAATTAGTTTCATGTCATTTTCGCTATCCCCATTTGTTGCATAGCAACATGCATGTTCTCTACCTCCTATACCGAATTCTTGACAAAATATACAAACTACACAATTTTCTGGTGTATCAATCACTAATACTGATTTACTCATCTGATTCCTCCAGTAATAGTTCTTTATTATCGAAAATATTTCCAATAACCTCTCCATGATTACAAGTAGCTTCATCAATCAATAAGTATTGAAAACCTAACTTCTCTGTATTGCGAAGTCGTACAAATGACGCATGGGTTTCGTTATATTCGATTAAATCTTTTTGGGTTACCATTGCTTCATCTGTGTATTGAAATATATCATTTTCCCAAATTTTATTTCCGTTTTTATCGGTCAGACATGCGAACTGACAGAGGGTTTCTGGAATAACTTTCTTACAACTAACCGCAGGAACACAATAATGCTCAACACATTTTGTTTGAATAAAGGTACCTTCGTGAGAAGAAATATAACATCCTTCAACCCATTTGCCGTTATCAATCCGCTTTGCCTTGAAAAGAATTTCTCTCATTCAGTTCCACCGCCTTTCACGATTTCAAGTGCTAATGCAATTGCCTGTTCCATACCTATGTATTTTTTTATCTCAGTATTATCTCTAAATATAAGTGACAGTTCGGAATATATACCCTTTGTTTCTTCTAGCTGCTCAACAATTCTATTAACATCATAGGCTGTAGGCTGTTTCTGAACAGTTGTAATTGCAAGATGTGTAAACAAGTCCATTGGACTTATATCTTCTTCCGTAGCTTTCTGCCTTTCTTTATCCCAGTACCATTTTGACATTTCTTCGATTAATAAGTCTGCATCTATCAGTCTCATACCTTTACCTCATTATCATTTGGCATCTGGAATACTACAGTTTCTTTTAAAACATTTTGTGCTTTCGTATATATTTTATCTATATCGTTTGATTCATTAATGAAAAGTGACATTGTTGCAAGACAGTTTGTAACAGTATGTGTTGTTTTATAATCGACATATCTTTTCTGTATCATATCAAGCGCTTTTATGGCTTTTGCTTCTGTAGAATATTTTCCAAGTGTATACGCGTCTTCAAAATCGTTATATACAATAGCAAAATCTTTATTAATTTTTTCCACGTAAATTGCAGTTAAATTATTAAAATTTAATAAAAATGCTTTATCTTGACTTCTAATTAACATTTTGTGCTCTCCTTATCAAACTTACTCTTTAACATTCCAGCTTTAATCAATTCATAAATAATATCCAGATATGTTCTTTTATCTCTGTATCTGCAATTTGGTTTTTTATGAATCCTCGGATCATCGTCTCTCCAAGCATTTACATCAAAATATTTATTACTCACGAAAAGCATTTTGGTTCCTCTGGCGACACAAAGGTAATAACATTCTGATTTTCCATACTCTCCTACACATTTTTTGAAACCAAATTTTTTAAATTCTTTAACCGGTACCGTTGGAATTAACATTTTGTATCCTCACCCCAATCAAGTTTCTGTCCACAATAAAAGCAGTATTTCATATTATTGGAGCAACTAAATTCAAAACCACATACAGGACATTCTCCACGTTTATATATTTCATTTCCATTAAAATCTATAACAGGACGCATCTTTGATACTTTCTTCTCAGTTTGCTTATCAAGTGCTTCTGAAATAGTCTTTAATTGTTTAAGTAACTCTTCTTTTTGATTAACACCTGTTACTCCAAAATTCATATCTACCACATCTCCATTTCAGCATTTCTAAATTCCGGAAATAAATTATCACTAATAATATCATCCCAGTATATAATTCCTTGCTCATGATCTCTCATCCAATTTATAAGCTCATGCAGTATATTAAAAAATTCTTCTTCATTTTGCATTCTATAAACATATGCATAACCAAAGTTATCATATCCACAAACATGCATATAGATTTCGTATGGACCATACCATTCTGAAATGGCATCTTTATATGCACTTAATGTTATATATGGTCTTTCATAAATACCAATATGGTTGCCAAGAAATATTGATGATTGCACAAATAATCTTTCGTATGTTTTTGATACATCCTTTTTAGTTATCAAATCTTATCACCTACATTTTTTGAAAAACAATTTCTAAGCTCCCATCTTCTTTTTTAGTTTATATCTGGATATTCATCTTTTTCTAAAGTGATTTTTTTTAATATCTCTCAAAACACCATAATTGAT